AGTTACTGCAGAAATTGAAGACGGCGGTTGGTGCACACGCTGCGGGATCCACATCACCGCGGCGCAGGAATTCGTAGATGCCCGTGTGGAATTCAGGATGTCCCGATGCGCCGGCTCGGCGCGGCCGCCCTTCCTTCGTGAACCCGTGGAGCATATCAATCGTGACCGTGCCGATGGTGACTGTGAGCCAGCGTCGGATCTCCGTCACGATATCGGCCGGTAGAAACGCATCCAGTGGAAAGTAACAGTGAATGCAAAACAGGAGCTGTGCAATGTCGCGCCCGCTCTTGCAACAGAGTTCTCCTAGAGGAAACCACGAGCCCGCTTGAAACACCGTGTTGGGCACGCGCGGTGGTGGGCAGCCCACGCAGGCAAATCCAAAGTCAATCAGCACGAGTTCATAGTCCGTTTTCACAGATGCCGCTCCCCCCGGCAACACCAACAGTTTGGGATCACGGGGGTGTCGGCTGACGAGTATATTGTTGACCTTCACATCCCGATGATTGAGCTGGAGCTGGTGCTGTAAGTGAAACAGGATATACGCGAGCTGTGCCAGAATCTCTGCCAGCAGCCGCGCGTTTGCGGTCTTTGTCTCGGGCTGCCAGTGCTTGCCGAAAAACGAATACAGTGTCCGCCCTCGCACATACGACATGCACAGCGACATGGACTTCCACGCGCCGGCGCCGTCCCCGTCACCAAACACCTCATACGGGCGAGGTACGCCGCGAGGCACAACAGTTTTCTGCAGTGTCTGCCAGGCCAGCACATGCAGAAGTGCTTCGGAGACGTGCGCCTGAACATCTTCCGCGGGCAGCTGCGATGCGCCAGTCGGAGGTTCCGTCTGTTTGACAACGACCTCCGTGGGAGATGACGTGACATCAAACAGCCCGTCTGCCCGACGTTGCACAATCATCCGGTACGCGCGGTAGATTTTCCCGTAAGTGCCTTCACGAAAGAGTTCGGCCAAGTACCAGCCAACATGCGTTCCCGGTTCAGCTAATGATCGCTGCAGAAATCGCCATGGCTGGCCCTGTATGGTTTGGGGCTGGCCGAGACGTGCAATTTCACGAGCCTGTGGTACGACCTCACAGATATTGTGATAATCTTCGGCGAGCGTCACATCCATGAATCCATGTTCAGATAATGACATATTAGCGTGTCCTCTATTTTCGCCTAGAAAGTTAGAATGGCACTCGGTGGTCGGTTCCTTCAGGATATGCTCAAGGCTGAGTCAGAGGGTCGCCCTTTCCTGTGGGGTAACATAGCGAATATGTCCAACAGTTTCGTGAATAAGGTGGGTCTCAGCAATGCGTTCCGCGAGGTTCGCGAGCCCTATGTGTCCGAACACCGTGCTTCCAGCGGCATGTCAAACCGTATGACCCGCAAGGAGCGCAAGGCGCATTACGTGCGCAAGGGCATTCTGGAACGCGAGAAGGAGGAGGCCCGCCGCCGCAAGTTCAAGTACTACAACCCGGATGCCAGTGAGAGCAAGTGGCTGGCGCAGGAGGCTGCACGTAAGAATCGCAAGGCAGCCGAACGCGCTACCCGCAAGGCGGGAAAGCGTAGGGGCAGTCGCAGCAGCTCCAAGCGCAACTCACGCCGTCACTAAACTTGACCCGCCCCAACATTCGCATACAAGCTTGAGTATCATGCTCGTATACGGAATTCGTTGCGCACCTCTGGATCTCAACTATCTCGGGAATGCCACCGGCGCCAATGCCGACTATTATCTGGACTACGGCCTGCTCGTGTTTAATGACTTCACGACTGCCACCACCATCAAGAGTCATGGCCGCCTGACCCCGAGCTTCTGGGAACGTGTCGGCCGGATTCTAGCAGCACCCGCACGTGTCCAACAGATGGATATGGAGCATCCCTGCATCAGCGATGAGCAAGCGGCCGTGGTGACTGCGCTTCGCACTGCATTTCCGCGCCTAGAGGCCGGCTGGTATCACGTTCCCCGTGTGCTGCAGCTGCCTTCGGATCTACCGGCTATTCAAGTGTCAGACCTGTCTTGAGCACACGATTGAGTGAGTTGAGCTGCGCAGGGGCAGGGCCGATCTGGTATGACTCCAGCTTATTCGTTGTATTCGGTGGAAAAGCCAGTTGCTGATCCAGCTGTTTTTGTGTCAGTTTGTTCGTCCGACGGTACTCCACGATTTTGGTCACGGATTCCCTACTCAGCAACTTCGGCTTGGTCGGCGGATCAGGATTCTCGGCCAACTTCGCCAGACGTGCCGCTTCTCCGCCGTCTCTGCGGGGCTGAATCACTGCGGGTCGGGACACCGCACTTCGTCCACCACCAATCACAACTTTCAGCCAATCCTGGTGACTCATTTGTCTGCAGCAACGATTACCCCTGGCCAGCCGTTCCGCGTCCACCTCCACCGCCCCCGACAACTCCTGCACCAGAGGTTGCCCCTTTTTGTCGGTCACAGTCCGACAGTTCTCCACGCTGCATGGCGGCCTGTTTGTCATCAACGGGCTTGAGATACTGACGCTGCTGCTGCTGAATGGTCGCCCGCACGGTTGCCAGGCGGGACTGTAAGTCGGTCAGGGTCGTGGAATCGTCAAATGACTCACAGGTCTGCGATGCCTTGAGTGCCTGCTGGAATGCAGGAGCCGTAAACCCGTTGAGAGTTACCTCCATCCGGGCAATACGATTCTCGGCATCACTCAGCGTACCGTTTGGTTCGTCACCACCAGAGGTTGTACAGTCTGTGAGTTGCCCCCCTGCCTTATCGCGGGCCTGCTGCTGGGCCGACGCCACAAGTTGTGGATTATCATGTCCTGGCTGTCCCACCTGATTCTGAATGAAGTTGTCGGCACGAGTCATCAGTGTGCAGATGTCCTTTTCGGTCTCTACAATGCCTGTCCAGAGGGATGAGAGCGACGCACTCGCATCCTGGAAGCGTTCTACGGGTCGGATATTCAGGCAAAAGAGGTGTACGATAAGAAAGATGGCAAGAATACCTACAGCGATCGTGATGAGACCATCAGTAACTTCATCCAGATCATGAAACGTCAGTTTGCCAAGCATAAACAGAAGAATCACAGTTCCATTGGCGATGGCAATGACAATAAAGGGAATCAACGGTATGACACCTGCGGAACCATTCTCCATTGTCCTCTGTCTTGTACGCGGTTTTCCCCGATACTGGTTTCCGCACCCCCATCAAGGGATGTGCGATATGCTCCAATCGCAGATGGTCGGTGACCACACCAGTGTCAATCTACGTCGCCTCGTTGATTGCATTTCACGTCAGGCTGCTGCGGCTTCTGCTTCTGCTTCTGCTTCTGCTTCTTCCACCTCCTGTCCGTGCGAACCGACAATTGTGGATCATCGTGCGGCGGTTCCCAAAACTTCCGACTTACTCTTGCGGCAGATCTTCACATGCAAGACGCCCACAGGCGAAACACAATCGCGTCCGTTTACAACCTTCAACCCGGCTGTAACGTCCTGTGCGGCCAATCGTTCCCAGACGACCCGCACCTATCCCATACAGTCGCGGATAGAGACAATCTGTCAAACGAATCAACGGCCTGCGGCTTCTGTGCGGACTGCTGCTCTGCGCCAGCAGGCCGCTGCGGTCCAGATCTACCGCGCTCACGAGCGACCGGTGGCGACACCACCGTGTCCTCCCTTACCGCCGGCTCCGCAACCAGGAGTACCTCGTGCCCGCTGTCGGTTAACGAGTGCCTTACAGTAAAAGCGGGACGGAAAACAGAGAATGTCCGTTTCTAGCAGTGAACTCCTGCGGCGGCGGCTGGAGTCAATGCCCAAAGTGATTGCGCCGCGGCCGCTGGGAGATGCCTCTATGGTGACGCAGAAGCGCAAGTTCGCGGCCTGTGCAGGGCAATCCTACGGTACGCGTTCCGATGGCTCGGGGGTCATTCCTTCCACGGAGTCTATTCTGCTAGCGCGTGCCGGCTGCTCTGTCTGTAACGATGCGCCGCAGGTTACAACAACAGTGGACTGCTGCCAATACCCAGTGCCTGATCCAAAGACAAAGCCGTTGGCGCTGCAGGGCACAATGGCGTGCCCGTGTCCCACATTTCAGGCAGCCAAACCGGCACCGCTGCCAGAGTGTTGCGACGGTGGGTATTCAAGTTATGAAGAAGGCTATTCAAATACTCTGCGAGCAAACCATATTCGCTCACGGCCGCCTGGAGGTTGGCCAATGTATCCTACACAGAGAAAGCCACGTTGCCAACAGAAACCAACGGAACCTTGCTTCCCTCCCGAAAGTAACGATGGTGGATACAATGTACTGTATTGGGATACTGTGGCAGCTGTGAATGAGCAGCCACAGTCAAATCCCTGTGGATCGTGTTAACTTACTTCTTCGCCATACGCATCGGCATCTTGGAAGGCTTGACGATAGCTTTCTTTCCAAGCTGCGGGCTCATGGAGGTCGCGAACCCTTCTCTCCCTGCAAGCAGGTAGCTTGGGGTAAGCCTCGTCTGGCCAGACGAGGCGAACCCTTCAATCGGAGCAAAATCAGAGCTGAACGAGGCCTGGGGCTCCATATTGTTGTTCATGACGCAACCCGCGCAGAAACCCCGGGCACCGCAGGTGCACAGAGAGCCGGCGGGCTGCGTACCCATGACGGCCGCACAGTCACCATCATTGGCACACTTGACCGCGAAACTTTCCGCAAGACCACTGCCGAGCTTCTTGGCCATATGACCGGCGAACTTCTCCGCCGGGCGCAGTGCAGAGCGGCACACCCAGAACTGCATGAGGCTCAGCAAGACACTGAGACCACCGGACAGGAGCAGAGCAATGACCACCGTAGTCACGGGAACAACCTTCTTCACGAGGGCCGGCAGAGTGAACACACGGTAGATGGCGTAGACACCGTAGGCCGCAATGATCGCCGCCACGACAAAATAGTACCAACAGAAGTCATAGGCCCAGCTTGGGACCTGTACAACGGCGTTGAAGGCGTCCATTATAATCGTAACGCAGATTTCTGTGAAGAGCACAGAACACCAAAATGGTTGGTCCAAGGGAGATTTGAACTCCCGTTCCAGGATTCAAAGTCCTGTGTCCTTACCGACTAGACGATTGGACCACTGCTCTGTCTCCCATCAGAGCAAACGATTTTGGTTGCGCTGCGCGCCTCTTAAGCCTTCTTGGCAACGCCGACCTTCTTCACCACCTTCTTGGGAACCGGCACGGGCTCGGCGACCTGCTCCTCCTCAAACGCGACTGCAGCAGCCTTGGCGGGCGCAGGGGCCGGTGCAGGAGCAGCAGCAACCTTCTTAGGAGGGAGCACCGCTGCCACGACCTCATCCTCGGCATCCTCATCCTCCTCATTATCCCCAGGCGCCGATGCGGCCGCAGCAAGTGACTTGGAGACATAGGCGCGGATGTCAGGCGCATCCGACTTGAATGCGGGCCCACGGATCTGCTCGGGCTGGCTGTCCACGCGGATCTGCACCGCCTTCCAGGTCGTGCCGAACTTGCCACCCGCGAACCAGACACCCGTGCACTGGATGATGCACGTTGCCTGCGAGCGCTTCACGAGGATCTGCTCAATCGGAGTATCCTTCGGGAAGACCGCGAGAGGCTTCGTGCTGCCGTCATAGAAGTCGGTCTCAAAGTTCACACCGTCCTTCTTCTTGCGCAGCGCCAGCTTGAAGGTGGGCGGATACGGCTTGGGATTGCCCGCCGCGTCACGGCTGACCTTCACAAGCGGAGTGTAGAACGCCTTGATGACCTCGCGATTGGGGTTCGTCATCTTGAACCACTTGCCGGCATTCTCCACACCGGCGTCAATCATCCGCTCATCAAACGCCTCCAGGAACTCCTGGAGGGCGCGCACCTGCTCGTTGTCCTCCGCCCCACCGAGACTGAGGTCCACCGAGAACTTGGGGGGCGCACCCGGCGTCTTGTCAAAGACATTCACGCCATAGGGTACACGGAGGCTGGGGGTCTCAATCATGAGATTGCGACCCTCGTAGCGGAGATTCACGGACTTTCCACCATTGTCCATGATCTTCACGGGGCTGAACTCAATCTTGCTCACGGTCACGTCGCTGGGGCTCTGAATCATGCTGCTCATCGTACTGCCGGTTATCGTGGGGGGGCGGCCAGTCAACTTTGGCGGCTGGCGGCCAAAACTGTGGCTCACGTCGCGCAAAGAGTGTACGGAGAGACTCGTACACTGCCGTCGCCGGTGGATCTTCGTCGTACCAGTCCACGGCCGCCGCGACCGCCGCCTCACGAATCGCAAAGACCTCGGCGTCACTGATGTCGCTGGCCCGACCACACCGACGCAGTTCTCACACACGTGTTAGTTCAGATCGGGGAGTCCTAGAAGGCCATGTCAGATCCATCAGAGCGTAGCCGAGCATAAGCAGATCCTGTCGCCAGCTGCGATGCGGCTTATCGGGCTCGGCACCCGTGCCGACATAATACCAGTAGTAATCCGCATCCCTTTTATTTGCAGGGTGCTTATCTATCTTCTCAACCATCTCATAGTCACTTACAGCAATGTCGGCGGCCTTCACATCCACGAGTATATTACGCAGAGTAATATCCTGGTGAACAAGACGATAGTTCCCGCGTAGATCCTCTAGGAATGTGAGCACAGCACGGGCAATCTCTGCATAGCGAGGCCGGCACCAGTCGCTGAGTTGGCTGACACTACCACTGTAAAGTCGCATGGCGTGTACCATTTGCGGCCAAACGCATGGGAAGGAGGCAGTTCAATAATATCGTAATCCATACCATTCAGCTGCGTTTTTGTTAAGATGGGTACAGTGTCATAAATTCAGCACTCTTCTGTAGATTGTCAGGCCCGGCAGACACGAGTAATGAAGAGCGTATTCGCCGACTGAAGGCCAAGGCAATTGCGGTGTCCTAGCGAACGGGGTGCCGCTACCCAATGGTGCGGGATTTGATACTTTGGAGGCTCTGCGGTTCGGTCGCGCCAATGGTTGTGGATGCTACTTGGATATTAAGTGTGTGACTGCTTCCGAGACCCCTCCTCCCCTTATATTATATCAGGTTGCGGATATTCCCGACCTACTACGATTCCAGGCGTCTCCGTGCGTAAGCCTCTACATTGCGGCGTGTGGTCCAAGTCTAGACCAGCCGGCCTTATGGACATACTCTGTTACGAGTTCAGGATCAGTGACACTGTCTATCGCTGCATTGGATGCGGCACTGCGGCAACTTGATGCACTCTATCCCACGCAGATAGAGGTATCAAGTGTGCGTAGCGTGCACAAAAAAGTGGTAATTATTAGAATGCCAGGCCCGGCAGACACAAGCAACGAGGAGCGTATTCGCCGACTGAAGGCCAAGGCAATTGCGGTGTCCGTGGCGAACGGCACGCCACTGCCCAATGGTGCGGGATTTGATACCCTGGAGTCTCTGCGGTTTGGACGCGCTGCATACACTGCGGAGACGGCATCAGGCCCCGTGACCGAGCCCGGTTGTGGTTGCTCTGACTCTGGATCTGGTTCTCGTGTTTAAGTCTGCGGCAAAAATACAATTACGATCCAAAATGCATCTGAGCTTACATGGACTGTAGGGGCGAACGGCACGCTCAGTTACGAAGTGTTTGCCACACCAACCTCAGGTAGTTTAATGCCCCATTGAAACATCTCAAACTATGAACGTTGCACAAGGCGACATCATTACATTTCCGTCAGATACGATAACCACCCCTGATTGTATCTATCCACTTACCGTCAATTATACTCTGACTTGTTAGTAACCTAGCACCGACGGATGGAGTACCTGAATCTGCCCCGCCGGTCCGATGTTGGTGACCCGCCCCGGCGCAAACATCTCGCTCAACCACGGATACGCAGTACCGGCACCCGCCGACACAATACAGAGTCCCCCGAGGCAATACATCACACCCGTTTGCTTGTCTGCGCGAGCCGAAGCCGCAGAGACAAGTGACCGACAGGTAACTAACAGAAGCTGCTGCAGAGGTCGGCGCTGCATGACAATTGCCGCGGCAGTCGGGACGGGAAAGGAGTGTGCCGGCGGAGGTACAATCCGCGCACGCTCGGTCGGCGACAGTCCCGCACGGTGATACCAGATATCCGCGAGCTCCAGATACAGACGCTGGAGATCGGTGCGAGAGAGATCCAGAAACCAGGCGGGGTCCGTGTAGTAGCCGAGGTCCTCAATACAGCGGAAGAGATCCGTGACAGCCAGGCTCATCCGCTGCTCCTCCGTCTGCGGCTTGAGCTGTTCCTGTTGGTTCACGCGGCCGTGACGGGCCACGCGGCGCAGAAAGCTCTGCGGCAGCGGATCACGGTTGAACGGATTCAGAGCAACCTCACCGTTGGTTTTGGCGTGCTCCAGAAGACTAACAGCGGATGCAATGTCCATCGCGTAGCCCTTGCCCTTGGTGTCCACATAACTGACAAAGGAGCCGATGGGGATGGATGTTACGGGGTCGGCGCTGAAGAAGTCATAGGGATTGTTGGCGGTCTCACGGGCCCAGAGAAGGGGGCCCGCGCGCCGTGCCAGATGGCGGCGCCAGACGCGCAGAAGTGTGGGGCCGCTGCGTGCGCACTCCTCAGCGGAGGGAAGGCTGCGGCCTGTGGCGCGAGGAGGGTGACGAGGAGGTGATGGCGGATCGCCTGCTCCTACTCTCGCATGACTGATGGTGTCTCCGGCTCCTGCTCCTGCTCCTGCTCCTGCTCCTGCCCCTGCTCCTGCAGAAACAGGCGCCACGAATCGCTGCTGTGTTGTCTTGTGCTTGCCGCACCACTCGGTTCCCGCCCGGGCTCTGTTGGTGCATCGTCCCCCCGGAACACCTTTGCTTCGGATACTAACACATTGTGCACTCATTCCTACTGTGGTCGTCGTCATTTCAACTGAAAAGTCGGCTGAGCGCCTACGCCAACCCGGCAACTTTGGGGGTTGGTGGACCAAACTTGACGCGTCTCCGTCACAACCCCGGTGAAGGTATCCGCGTTCCATGTCTTCCAATACTTCCTCCGAGACTAGCAACAAGATGAGCACCGCCGCAAAGTCTTCCAGCAAGAAGAGCACCAAGACTGCTGAGCCTGTCGCTGTAGCCGCCGTCGCCGCCCCTGCCCCCGCGAAGGAAGTCAAGGCCAAGGCGACCAAGGCCGCGAAGGCCGAGACTGCCGCTGCCCCTGCACCGGTCGCTGCTCCTGCGCCGGCCCCTGTGGCGGATGCGACTCCTGCGGTTGCCCCTGCCTCTGCCCCCGCGGTCGCTGAGGAGGATGTCAGCGCAGCGCTGACGGCGTCCATCGCCCAGCTCCACGAGCAGCTGGCGGGCCTGAAGACGGCCTTCGCCACTGCCGCGGCTACCCTGAAGACCATTGAGAAGCAGGCCACCCGCGTGGTCAAGAAGGCCGAGCGTCGCCGCAAGCGCAAGACGGATGGCGCTGCTGGCAGCGAGTCCAAGAAGACCTGCATCTTCGTCAAGCCGGTGAAGATCTCGGATGAGCTCTGCGCCTTCCTGGGCAAGCCCAAGGGTACGGAGATCAGCCGCTCTGAGGTCACCAAGGCGGTGATGGCCTACGCGTACTCCCACAACCTGATGGACAAGCAGCAGATCAAGGCGGATGCGTCTCTGCGCAAGCTCCTGACGGTGACGGAGAACGACAAGGTCACCATCCTGAACCTGCAGAAGTACCTGAACCGCCACTACATCAAGCCCGCGCCCATGGCTGCGTAAAGCTGTAGGACCGAATTCCTTCGCAACCAGACCGGTTACTGGGTTACGGATGGTTACAGAGATACCTCCTATTTCGGTGCCTACAGCTGCGCTGCAGGCAACCATAATGCAGGTTTGTCCGAGTGGTTAAGGAGGAGGTCTTAAGAACCTCTGGAGAAATCCGCGTGGGTTCGAACCCCACAGCCTGCACCAAACTCGCTTAGCTCAGTCGGTAGAGCATCGGCCTTTTAAGCCGATAGTCGCGGGTTCGACCCCCGCAGCGAGTATTTTGGCTCGGGGTTTTGGTGCAAATGACAATGGTTCCTTAGCATAGTGGTTATTGCACTCGGCTGTTATAGATAATCTCTACATGAGACCGAGAAGTCGTGGGTTCAAATCCCACAGGGACCGCATTCAGTGATCTACTAGATCTGTGAATACGGTAACAAAAAGAGTTTATAGGATAATTATATTACTGGGTCTCTGAAACAGCAGCTGCTGGCTGCTTCTCTGCCTCCAGCCGCCCCCGTGCCAACGTAACATAGTCGGCATTCAGCTCCATCCCCACAAACGGCAGCCCCAGCCGTGACGCCGCTACACACTCAGATCCCGAACCCGCGAACGGAACCAACACAATCCCCGCCGTCGCCGGTTGTGCACATGAACGCAGAAGACGCTCGCAGAGCGCCAGCGGCTTTTGCGTGGGATGATCCACCCGCTCCTTGGCCCCTGCACCACCCGCGAGAGCCGGCACCTTGATGACGTCACGGGGCAGCGCACCCGCAGGATGGGCCGTATACGTCGTCGTCTGCTCACCCTTGCTGAAGCGTCCCTTGGTTGCCGCTCGCTTTCGCCCCGCCGCACCATTCAGAAATCCCTCCGTATACGGCTCACGCACCGCGTCACGGTGAAACACGGGCTCGGCCTTCCAGAGGACAAGAATGCTCTCGTGCGAACGCTGCCAGAAGTTGAGCGACGCTACATTCTTGTTCGTGTAGTGCCAGATCAACCAGCGTCGGTTGACGGCGGGCGGCACACGAGCCAGAATGAGCGCCAGGATCTCGCTGAAGCCGAAGATAAACATCGTCCCATTCGGTGCTAGGACACGCAGACACTCGGTAATCCATCTGTCAGTCCACTCCAGGTACTGCTCCATCGGCTGCTTGTCGCTGTCGTTGCCGAAGTCCTTGCCAATATTGTACGGCGGATCTGCGAGCACAATCTGTGCGGATCCGGTCGCCAACTCAGGCAGAAGCGCCAGCGCATCACCATGCAGAATCTCCTGACGCAGAGGCGCCGCGACACCGACATGCTCAATGGTGTCTGTTGGTTCTGAAGCAGCAGCCAAGAGAGCGAGAAGATCCGCCCGCGGCTTACCACTGAACCCCCGAATGCCCTTGGAGCGACAGAGTCGCGCAATTCTTTGACTGTAAGCCCATCCATTGCCGGTCACTGATGCCAAGGCGACACCCTGCAAGCTTTATTGCCGGTCTAAATCACCCGAATACAGAAGCCTGTTAGCAAAATGACGAGTTTTGAAACACTACCCTATGTTCGGCGGTACATCCGTCGCGGTAGTTACGATGAGGGTATTGGACATATACTTGTATTAATTTTGCTACTTATCCTCGTCCTACAGTTTGTGTGGCGCGGCCAACCATATCCCCATCTCCGCACAGAACTGTAAGCCATTCCCGTGGCCATCTTCCGCATCGTGTTGAGGCTGCTGCAACCGTTGCGGGTTCACGAGGCGGCAACGATGCTGCTGTAAACCGTGCCAGCTCTTTCTCTGATAGGAGTGATCGCAGAGTTACATCATCACCGCGCAGCCGTGCCACTGCATCCTTATTTGTACATTCGCGACCCAGCCGTGCAGCGCGAAAGGCCTCCACCGGTTGCATCGTACCTTCTACATAGTCCGATCCCATAAACTGACACGCGTGCAGAAACTGTCCGTATGTGAGTCCCGTCAGTCGCAGAAGTGCCGATAGCGAATGTTCAATCAGAACCGTGCCATCCTCTGTCTCGGGGATAACAAGACGCTCTACGCCCCGTGCAAGCAGATCCGTGTCAGTTGACAGCACACCGGTCAGAAACCCCTGGCGCACGAGCCATGCCAACAGATCATCGGCCTCACCAGCAGCTGTGCAAAACCGCACACCGGCCGCCCACAGGAATTGCTTGATCTGATCCCGATCTGATGCCGTAACGCTGGGTGCCTTCCTCTGCAGGGTATCCATGCGCGCCTGAAGTGATGTGCGTTCTTTTTCGGAACCCGCGTGGCTGACCGCCGTATCCAGCGCCCGCATTTCTGCCTGTGCGGCTTGACGGGCCTGACGACGTTCCTCCAGCACATGGGTCTTGGCCTGTGGCGGCTTCCCATCCAGAACAACGACGATATCTGCACCCGCCTTGCGAAACCGCACGAGTAGACCCGCCAGCACAGTAAGCGGATTCAGACCTGCCCCTGCTGCTCGGTAGAGCAGACAGGAAATATCTAATCCCCACAGGCTGCCCGCGGGAATCTTGAAAGCACAACGTGTCTGTGGATTCTGCTTACAGAATTTTGTGAGTCCGCGGATGCCCATTGAATGTGTATATGTTCCGTAGCGGTGACCGGCGATTGCTTCATTTTTGGCCGCAATAAGTAGAAATGTCTGAACGTCGTGGCGGTGACGATCGCAAAACACGGAAGCAGAAGAAGCGGGGGGCTACAGGCAAGCCTCTGGGTCGCATGGCACTCACAGCCATTGCGAAGAATGACGAGTTCGTGGAGGACTGGATTGATGATCTGGCCGCTGATGGGAAGACAGAGGGTACCGATATGGCCAGGGTCGTCAAGCAATTCGGTCTGGAGTTTGACGTTGATGTCTATGGTGTAGGTATTCGGCGTGCGACACTGCGCGGGCTCTTTGCGTCCAAGGGCGCGTTCAAGGCACCCGACGCCACGACAAAGGTTCATCCCGGTGGATGGGTCATTGTCTCTGATCTGGGCCTCGGTGACATGTCACGCGGCACCTCCATGCAGATCGTGGGTATCATGAATCCCGAGCAGGCGCACCGTGCGAAGCGGTATCTGCACATCCCTGGATCGGGCGCGAAAAGTTCCAGCGGCAGCAACGTATTTGAGTTTGATCGTGAAATGGCAAATATGGAGGAGCGTGCGCGTCACGAAGCTGAGATCGCTGCCCGTCGGCGAAATCTGGCGAGTCTGCGCCGCGGTCACACCCTGCGTCGTAGCAGCTCTGGCAAGGAGGCGTGGTCTTCCGAAACCAGCGTTAGCAGCGAGCCGAACTGGGCCAAGCTATCCGAGGAGCGCAAGGCTGAAGCAAAGCGGGCGAAGCTGACCCGCCGCAAGGATCGTCGCCGTGCAAAGAAGGCAGCGGCCGGTGGAGCAGGAGGGGGAGGTGGATCGGCGTGGGCCTGGTTTCGCTTTTGAGGGCAGGTGGAGGGGTGGGGGCGAAGTTGACACGGCCTGAAGCCACCCCCGTCGCCTGATAGGGCCCCCCACCCTTCTGTTACAACTCTCCACTCAACTAACACGATGTTCCGCTCTACGATGACAACTCGCCGCGCAGCTGTTCCTGAGGCCAATGCCAAGCCCGAGCCCCGCCCCCCGACATTGACCCGTACACCGGCAAGCCTGACTGGTCGCGCTACAATGCGACTGTTGTCGGCAATATCCCGGCGACCCACACGCGCAGCTGCTGGGCCGCCCATGCAGCTGGCCTGTCCTGTTCTTCTTGTACACCTGGCTACAAGGAGCCCGTCTACCAGATGGTCTCCTTCGCGGCCAAGCGCGAGTACAAGGACGATGACGATGGCTGAACGCATGTCCAGTACCGTCGTGGCAAGAGCAAGAAGAACCGCAAGTGGCGCGGCATGTCGGCCGAGGAGCCTACCCTCCAGGTTCTAGATAACTATGATGAGGCTTAAACCAAGGGATCATCGCAAATCAACACCACAAGTCATTCCCAAATGCAGATTGTGTTCCTCGGACACAGCCTGCATTTTGGCCAACGACGTCAGCCGTGGCAGCGCGGATCGCCACCAGGCCAACCAGTGACCAACCGAACCATCGGCCGCCAACAGAACGGCGCCTTCGTGCTGCATGAGCACCCATTTCAGCACATAGTACGCAAAGACATTCGTATCCTCGGCGCCCCGCTGATCCCATGTGCGAGCCCAGATCTGTCCTGCTTGCCGTTCGGCACAGGCGCGCTGGTGGGCCCATCGCGCAGCCGCATCCCGCAGACTCCGAGCCCCCGCGACGGACCACAGCCACTCTGCAAAAAATTCCGTGAAGGCCTCGCCCAGATGCGGCCACAGCTGGCGCCCCAGATCCGCCTCCAAGGCTGCGCGTACAGGATCCACGGCGGGCCTTGGAACATCCAGGGATAGCGCATGGATGCTTTCGTGGAGCAACACCTTGTGGGCCTCCTCCCGTCGGTACACATGGACTTCGGGTACTCCTACGACAGCCCAGCCCCCATTGAGATGATCCCGTGACGGCACGCTGCCCGCCGGCACCTCACGAACCCACGGCTGATCCCACCAGTACCAGGTCAGAGTACGCGGTGACATCCAGGCCAGCAGGCGGAGCCCCAGCGCCAGATCTGCTGTTAGTTCCCCGAAGGCGCGATCCGAAACACAGTGCACCGTATGTCCCGTTCGGCTATCGCGAACCGCACGCCACGTGGCGCTGTCACCGAGAGTGCGGAGCCACGCCAGTGTTCGCCCTCCATCAAAAGATGGTCCACTGACACGGGCCAACAGCTGCGCCTTGGAGGGCGGAATCTCTTCCAACTGCGGCTTCTCAGTCTGTGACCAGGACCGCCAGTGTAGATCGCGAACTAATACATCCGTCATTGATCTCTCCCTTACTCCGTATTTTGTTAATAATCTATCTGCTGTTGCTGTTGCTGCGTGCGAACGACCCGTCACTCAGGCGTAGCCAGACGACTGTACGACTGAGGCGCGGCGAGGTCTCGGTGGCCACCCATTCCTCCACCTCCGCACCCGCGACACAGCAGGCCCGCATGGCAGCATCAAATGTCCGATAGAGTACGGCATCAGAAATTTGCGGCTTCCTCAGAATCCAGATCCGAAACAGTGTGTCAGCAGGAAGTGACATGGTGACTCCTCTACTCCTTCCGAGGAATAAGAGCCTCATAGACGGATGACACAATGAGTTCCAGCATGACCGGTGTACGATAGCTCGGGACCCACCGGCTTCGGGCTAACACATCTAGCACTGCCTTGGCTCTCGGTGTATCCAGTGAACCCGCCGCCGCCAGACGCACCGTGGCCCACGTCAGACTACTTACAAGATCGGTACCGGTGATCATGAGGCCCAGGAGATCATAGATGCGCGCACGAATCCACGTGGCCGCAGCCAAGCACGGCGGACCTTCGTCAAGCGCCGTGACCATCTGGCGCAACATCTCACTCACATAGGTCTGAATCGTCGGTACCGTGACCACCGAGCCACCAACAGCAGCCGCGACGCTGCGCCGATCCGCAGAGGAGGTCGCTGCGGCAGGTACGCGTCGGTACACGAAGCCGTCGTGGAGACTCAGAACTACCGCATTTGCAACACGCGCCGTCATCCATATCATCGCCGGGGCGCCCGCGGACCACACGAGCTCCTCCAGGCAAGCGCGGATGCGAGCGGCGGCCGGTGGTGACATGGCGTGCACACGTCGCAGAATCATGAGTTTGCGCCCCGTGCCGCGGACATCGCGCGTGGAGAGCAGTTTGTAGAGAAGCTCGGGAAGGATCTCCTTGTCCTTCATGGACAGATCCTGAACATCAATCTCCATGTGTGTCGGAAACTCCCAATAGCGCGCTGTATAGTCGTCAAAGTCCATGGTTTGAAGTCGCGCCTCTGCCGCGGTTGCGCCGAGTGCCGTCCGTGCCGCATGGAGCTTTCCACTGCCTGCCGGACCAATCCAGAGTATCGGCAGATCCATTCCTTGCTAGCCCACTCGCGCGAGTTGCTTAGCCCGTCACCTGGCCCGCCACGAGATTCCGGGTATTCTGCACAGAGGTGACATTCATGGCCGTCGCCGCGATTGTGGCCGGCAGCACAACGAGGAACAACAGATGCGTGTTCAGCCACACAAGGCTCGCAGGGTCCTTCGCATAAAAGTAGAGCACAATGGTCCACGCAATGAGAGCCAGCGCATAGGAGACGCCCATGATCAGAGATACACCTGTTATTGCGGGCACTGTATCCAGGGGAATCAGAAAGGCGAAGCTCACAACGGCGACAAGAGCACCGACAACCACGACGAAACCGTGAATCCACAGATTGCCCGTTGTTAGTGTGAGCAGATCCGCAAACATTCTCTAACGGCGGCGGCTGATTTTCGTAGCGTGACTTGTCTCGCCAAGCTCTCCACCCACCATAATCCCCTCAAGCACTGTATCCTGTGTTAGTACACCACCCAAGAACAGAACAATCAGAAAGAGACCCCACAGTGGCACTGTCCAAGACCACAGGGCTGAAAAGTCAAGATCCATTTTCCCTACCGAACATAGGGAAAATGCCACATCCGCCGCATCGTGATTTCAATCTGACACAATGCAATCCCGCAACCCTCAAACATACACGGACCACGTGCTTGCCTGACCAGATGCTGGAAACCCTACGCGCGGAGTGGAATCGCCGTCACCCCCAAGACGCCATTCCCACCGCCGTAAAGCGCAAAGAGAGCCTCTGGGCAGCCCTCCGTGATCGTATGCGCCGCGAATTCAAGTGTGAATCCGAGTACTGTGCCGTGAAGGAACTCGGTGGTGCGGCCGAGCAGGCGGCTGCTGCCAGTTTTTTCCGCCCCGAGAAACCGGATGCCTGGGAGAAGAATCCACGTGACTGGCACGACACACTTACCATTGCGGCCGTGATGGAACAATATGAGAAGGCCTTCCCCCAGTTTGAGTTCATCGGTCCCGTACCGATGGACTTTGATGCCCAGCTCGGCATGGGTCGCTGTGTCGTGGGCGAGCTCTGTAAGTTAGATCTGGCGGCTATCCGTGCTGCGGGCGACACCCACATCGGCATTGTGTTCAATCTAGATCCTCACACGAAACCCGGAAGCCACTGGGTCTGTGCGTTTATTGATCTGCTGCGCGGAGCCGCCTATTATTATGATTCCTACGGATATCCACCTCCGCCTGAAGTGCGACGTCTGCTGCGCCGTTGTCGTGACCAGGGCTGTCGGCACATCTACTGGAACGATATTCGTCACCAACGGAAACAGAGTGAGTGCGGCACCTACTGCATGTATGTTCTGCTCTCACTGCTGTCGGGGCGCAGCTTCAACGACATCTGCAAGAAACCCGTGCCTGATGATACGATGAATGCACTTCGTGATATTCTCTATGCCACAGAGCGTCCCCGTGATCTCGCCATGCATGCGGCTATGAAGCTGCTGCGATTATAGCCGCAAACAGTAATGGACGGAGACGCTGGGCCCTATCAGCGCATGGTAACCTCCCTACGGCAGACATTTACGCAGCGCCTGCCCGCGGGCCTCACGCCCGCCGCTGATGCTCGTCTTGCGCGGACGGTATCTCATTATCTGCGTGAAGTGCTGGGTGCAAAGGGTGTCATAGATGAACAGGAGATCCTCCGGGAGTCCTATGACTCTATGGCGGGTTGGTTCCGTCGCAATACCGAACATCTGAGCCCCGCCACCGAGTCATTTGCTGATCCGCTGCAATCCTCCTCCCAACGACCGCTTCGGACAATACCCGTCCCCTCCCCGCATTCTATGCCAGAGCTTCAGCCCATTGAAACCCGTGCTCCCGCTGAACGGACAGGTCAGACCCCCGCTGTTCTCCAGAAGCAGGAGGATGTGATCAAGTTCCGCGACACCGAGTTCAATCTTATTATCTCTTCCAAGGACCGTGACTGGCTCAACGGGCCGACGACTCAGAATCGCTATAATTTCTCGGTGCAGTTTGATACGACACGGCCGCAAAAAACGGCCGTGATGCCAACTCTGATGCAGAAGCTGCGAAACATTGTGCGCGTGGAGTTCGTCAAGGCCATCTTACCTGTTGAGTCCCTGCGCCCCGTGCTGCCCCGCGTGTGCAGTGGCACCGCGGGCACCTGCCAGGTTACTGGCACGAACTCTTTCTACTCCATTCTATCACAACCCACTGTCTCTGTGCTGATGGGCGAGTATACGGGTAACAACGTGGGTACGGCAAACGCGATTGATCGTGCCTTGGCCGTTTGTCAATATGATGCGACGTGGCGGTCGGATCACGGCGCCACGAACGCGAGCCGCGGATTTGCTGTAGTGATTCCGAAATTCCTCAAGGCCCAGCGCACGTATGCTCCCACACCACTGGCCAATTTTCAGCGTCTGAGTTTCCAGCTGTTGGATGCCAATGACCAACAATTGTCCACATGCCCCGACAGTAACCGTCTTGCGTCTGTCCTCTGGGGTTGGGATGTATCAGGATCCTGCTATGCGGACCCCTCGGGTTCCTATCTGTTTCTGCAAACCAAGGAATACTTTCCTGTGTGGGCCTACAGTCTCTTGGACAACGTTCTGGTGGATGGTTGGACCGCGCCGTCGGTGCCTGGTGTACGTGAGCTGCGGGAGTGGCTCCAGCAACCCGCGGGACACGTTGTTGTGGGTGTTGGATACGGTGAGTATGAGGGGGCGGGCGCAACACCGATCGTTATCAGCGACGGTGGTAACAGCTGCGGCTATGCGAATTTCGTGATTGTGCGGAACCGGTTTCTGGATCCAACGGGAGGGGGCTGTGCGCTGAACCCTTTTACAGACGATGATCACGCCTTTGCGACAACGGTACGCGAGATCTCACAGCTAGAGCAGGGGGGGGGACTGCTCAACCTGAGTCGGCAGGTCCAACTAACTCTGCGCGTGATCACGCGCGATTTTGACTCGGCCTCCAATCTGCGGCCCGACAATGTCTGAGCCTGGGTTAGAGGACCATGATTCCATGGATGATTGCAGCAGGAGTACTGTTAGTTCTCGTGCTGCTCGCGTGGGTGGGCAGCCGAGGTACAAAAGAAAGCTTTCTTACACTGGATGCACCTACGGCTCTTGCACAGCGTCAGATGCTCCAGATGGAAGGAGAGCACCGCTACAATGACTTCGGTCGTCTGCAGTCCACATTGGCACTGCTCCCGGAAGCACAGATTGAGGCCGCACTGCAGCAGAGTGTACCTGTTCCCACGACCAACGCACCGTCACTGCTGAGTCTTCTGGGGGCGAAGAGCCATACGGGTCAAGATGACGGTAGCAACAAGGCCGGTGCCGGTGTGGAGCAAACGGGCATGGTTCAGGCCAAGATCAACTTCTGTGAGTCCATCACGACGGTGAACTGCGGTATGCTCAACGATCCCCGGATGGCCGAGTGTGGCTTCTGTCACCGCGACGGTACCGACAGTCGCGGCAAGGGACACCGTGGCGGCATGTACATCTCGGCGGATAACCAGATCCGTGCGAACGAGGTGTCCAATGCCAGCGGCGCGGCGGCTCAGTACCAGCCGACTATCGGATCTTGTGCGCCCCAGAACTTCACGCTAATGGCGGAGAACTGTCAGGCCCGTGAGCTGCAGCTCCAATGCCAAGCAGCGGGTGCGCCCACGTCGGCTAACCCTTGCGGTCAGTGTTACGGATCACCTGCGGCGAATGCGACGGGTCTTCTCTACATGGGTGGGAAGCCGCTGACATATCAGGCCTATCTGTTTGTGTCGCATCCTGGTTCACAGAGCACTGGTCTCGTGGTCAACAACACCACGGCGGGCTGGACTCTGTCTCTGCCACGCTCTTCTGCGGTTGTCCTGGACCAGCAGGTCCTGCCCATGCCACTAACAGAAGGTGACCAGCTGACGATTACGATCCAGGGTGCGCCGGCCGTGTGGGCCGCGTGGATCTCCAATAAGCCGACCTGGGACCCGAGCGATGCTACTGCGCGCATTGTATCGCTGGATATCGGTATTACAGCCATGACGCCTGCGGGTGCACTGGAGATCGCGGGCGATGCGAATTCGGGCCCCGTTGTCGCAGCGTTCGGTGGCACCGCCCCCTCTGCGCCGCGTACGGTGCTCTGGTACATGCGCCGCGACGAGGTGCTGAACGGAAGCATCAAGAGCGCGTGGTACGGCACCACGCTGCCCACTGCGAGTAACCCCATCGGCATGGATGTCACCGATATTGTCAAGCAGGCGACACAGGATATCCAGGTCAGCAACAACACAGCAGGCGGCGACCCCAACTTCGGCTTCCCGAAGACGCTCTACGTATTCTTTGACAACGGGTACAATGTCAGCGCCGGCGAGAATCAGACTCTACCGTATTCGCTGCTCCAGCGCCAAGTCGTACTCAACGTTACAGTGCCAGCCACACTTATGGATCCGCCGATCTCTGCGGATGTGCTGGATTGCCCCAGCGGCCCGATCGTTGCCACCGAGGTGGGTGCGGGTCTCTTCGGATCCCACAGCTGCTTCAAAGCGGATGGCTCCTTCAACCCGAGCCAGTATTGTATGCAGGAGCTCTTCCAGAGCGCCGGTGGATCCCAACAGGGATCGCTATGGCCGAACTCGGATGCGAATGTGACGGCGATTCTGCAGCTGGCGGGCACGAACGCCGGCAAGGATCCGAGCGCCGTGGGCCTGGATGATGTCACCGCTGTGCTGAACAATCTGGCATCCATCGCCAACTATGGAACTGATACAACCGGTCGTGATCCTGGATTCGCAGCGTACAAGGCGGCGTGTCAGTACATGCTGGGCTTCGTACCGCTGAACCCGTGCCAGGGGCCGAATGCCGCGACGGGGCCGCATACGCCCGAGTGTCTGGACTATCTGTACCGCACCAGCGGTGACCCGAGCATGGATGGTACGAGTGTGGACCCGACGACGCTGCCCTATGCGTACTGCACTCCTGGTGGATCCATGGCGCCCCTGGCCGCCGATGGGTCAGTCAATCAGGGGAATGTCTCCTGGGCGAACAGCTTGGGTGCCCTCGCCAACATCCGTGCGGCGTACCAGGGAGTCTACAATCAATTGCAGGACTCATCGGATTTCTACAAGCAGGCGGCTGCGTTCAAGCAGTGCACAGGTACCACGCTGGAGGCGCCCGTGACGCCGCCCGATGCGTGCCCGCCACCGGCGTCCGACGAGTGGCAGTGCATGGGTCCCGATCAGTGGCAGTTCCCTGAGGTCTTCCAGGTCTCGCCTGGCGGTTACACGGTCGCACAACAGGATGCGGCGAACACATGTGCGATGTACGGGGCGCAGGTAGCATCGTCAGCGCAGGTCGCCCAGGCCCAGCAGCAGGGTGCCGACTGGTGCTCTACGGGCTGGGTATCGGATAGCAACACGCCCATATATCCAATCACAACAAGTACAGGGCCTGGCTGTGGCGGAGGTGGTACGGGCGTCATGCAGTATCTGCCACCGACAAATCTCGCTGCCGTCAACTGCTTCGGCCCGCGCCCTCCCATGGGCACGCCTGATATTCTCCCTTTCAACCAGTCAGGCTATTACAACCCCATGGCGAGTCCCACATGGGTCGTGCGCTCGGTGGCCCGTCAGAACAACCAGGCGGGTGCGAATGGACCTGCGGCCGCCCAGTGCCTCAGCACGAACGGTGCGCAGTGCATTGAGCTCGGTGATCCCACCACTTGTAAGAACTATCTGGCTGGCGGCGACACGATGACCTTCAACGGTGCCAACACCATGCCGATCCAGATTACAACGACGCCTTGGAATCAGCGGGTGGATCAGGTCATCGCGTCACGTCTGTAAGTCTACGACGAAAACCCAGAAAAGGGATAGAGGTATGTCATTTGATGACCAGCAACGCGGCTACTATCTTCGTGAGATCAACCGAGCGCTTCCATTAGCGTCAGCGACAGCTGCTATCCCGGATGATCCCACGATCGCGCTTGCCCTCGGTAACGTGGACCCCGTGATGCCCGGCGCTGCACGCACACCCTATGCTGCCCAGCAGTTTCTATCCAGCTTTGGTTCCAGCGCGGCAGCGCGTGCTTCTGATGCAGCGTGTCGGCAGATCGTAGATCCTGGCCAGATGCGTTCAGACCCCGCGGCGCGAACGGGCTGCGGCTGGTTCTTTCGGCCGAATCCTGCCACACCTTCCACTGCAGCATACGGCACGCGGCGCGGACCCATGTCACCGACGCTGGATCAGGCGGGTCAGGGTCAGTGGATCTGGGATCCTGTGGAGGCGGCGATGCTGGAGGGTACGAAGCAGGCGACACAGATCACGAGCTGTCCTGCGATTCAGTACTCGGCGTTTCCGAATATGGGGTGGTGCCCTTCTACGAACTCGGCGGTAGCTACGGATGGATTTGGGAATCCGCGGTTTCCGCGTGCGCCTGGCGGTGACTGTCCCGGTGGCGGTATCATTACCAACGCGGCCCAGTGCACTGCGCCTCCTAGCGCGGGCGGAGGTGGAGGTGGTGCTGGCGGCTCAGCTGCGGGTGGAGGCGGCGGTGATCCCTGCACACCGAATCCCGATGGTTCACTGTCGGCTGCCTGCCTCGCGATGCTGGCGCAGAGCGCGGGCTTCAGCACAAACGGTTCGCTGATTCAGGGGTTCAATACGGGCAACTGGTCGGCCTACAATGCCATCATGCCGATTGTCAGCCAGGCCACGGGGCAAACCCTTCTGGCGCAGGGGCAAACCGTGCAGAACTGGCTCTCCGCCTGTCAGCTCTACAAGCAGTATGCCGATACACTGCAGGGACGCGCGGGCGCCGCGGCGCAGAACATCGTCTATGGTACACCATTTGACCCCTGCGCTCTACAGGCAACCGACCAGGGCCCGTTTGACCCCGATTGTATCACGCGCCTGGGTCTTTCCAAGGGGTATAAGGCAGCCGGCGCGGTCTTGCCTGCACAGATAGGAACGGGATATTGGAATCAGAATACGAAGACGTGGGGCGATGTTGGTTCTCTCCTGGATTATTGGAAACAAACAGCAGACACCCCTCAGTCCAATCCCGCGGATCAGAAGAATGCTATCTGGAATGTCTACGGTACGCAGATACAGTATCCGAAGACAGACTGTAACAACACTGGTGTGATGCTCTACCGCTATTTCTTCCCGCCGACCTGGAATTGGGCCCTCATGCCACCACAGGGTCCGCAGACGCATTACCTCGGTCGCTACATCTTCAAACAGGGCCTGCCCTCAACGGAGAGCGGTACGTCTATGCCGTTCAGCTGGAGTACGATGAAGGATCAGGCCCCCAGTGGCGGAAACCTCACCGAGGCCCATCGCCTAGAGTGCAACTTCCAGGTTCAGCAGTCTGATACGCATCAGTTCCAGATTCAGACCGACGACTTCTGCAACATGTATATTGACGATGACCCTACTCCGTATATGTCGGTGGGGTGCTGTGGTGTCCTGACGAATGGGCCGGTGCTAAACTGGAATGCAGGGGATACGCATAAACTCACATGGATCTATGTGAATGGCGGTGGGCCGTGGTCATTTGGGTGCCATCTCTCTGTCGGTGGACAGCCTTTCAATATCATCCCTGCGGCGCAGACATATATGACACAGGATCGTCGAAAGCCGACACTGGGGCTTGAGTTTGCCCGGATTGCAGCCGGTACGTCACCCATTTCTGATACAAACGGTGTACTCACGAACTGGGAGTTCATTAACAACTGTCAGATCGGTCAGGCATATGGCCAAAACTGTATGGTCTTCACGAATGGTGGAGGGCTTCATAACTTCCACACCTATGCACAGGGCATCGGTAGCCACGCGCTGAAATCTATGACATGCCGTCTCATCGTAGATAGCGTCACGCTGGGCAACTCTGGTATCTGGCCCTCCATCTGGTCCTTTGCCAATTTCAGCGGGTCACAGCCGGCAGCCAACCCGCGTCAGGGTCCTGCGCCAGAGAGCTGGGATTTCCGCTATCGGACAGATGACCTCTCTATGGTTGCAAATCCGAATGGCCTTGTGGCGTACGGGGCAATGAGCAACCAACTTGGTCTGCCCTGGCAGACTACGCAGTATGCAAATATACCGATGAAGCAGTGGTTCCATATAGCACTTGTGTGGGATGATGACTGGCAGGGATTTGCGATGTATATTAACGGTCAGCTCGCAGATCACATGCGGTTATCTGCGCCAGTAGCAAGCGTGCTGCTTGAGCAGATATGTATCGGTGGTGACGCTACGGATGATGGTGCATCCTGGACAGGCGGCATGGCCTGGTGGCGAGGATTTGACTACCGGCTGAGCACGGATCAGATTGCACTGGATATGAACGATAATTGGAGTTCGCTCTATTAACTGGCTTCACTGCTCCACTGCGACGGCAGATAGTCCATCGCTTCATTGCGAACATACGAGGCTAGATCTGGTTCTTCGCGATCAGGGTCCAGGCGCTTTGCCGGCTTATTAAGCTTGGCTTCCTCAATGGCCTGACGTAGACGATAGGAGACCATGTCACCTCCTTCACCCTCGGGTGCCGGTTCGCCGCGCATGGTCTTCGTGATTCCCTTACAGAGTTCGGGTAGCATCGGATAAATGATATCTGTGAGCCAGGAGCGCCGATCCTTGTGCTCCATATCAATCTCTTCCATGTCTTCCCAGGTTTGAACCACACAGTCACGCCAGAATGTCCAGGGTTCTGTCGCGCCTTCTTCCAACTCTAGCTTCTTGCGGAGCCGCGCCATTGTTGCCGGCACACGCGCCTGCAGAATCTGTGTCGGTCGCATCTTCATCACACAGTTCTCGTCGTAACCGATGAGCACGTTGGCCATGCGAACCATGAATCCGTTTGTGCAGTGCGCCGCTGCATCCACAATTTCATCGCAAAACCGTGCAATCACCTCTTCGCGCATCTCACCCTCAAAATCCATAATGCGCAGCCAGAGACGGTCCACGATCTCAGCGGGCATTACTCCGTGCATAACATACGGCAGGGCGCAGCGAATGCGGAGCTCTCCCACGACCTTGGCAACGAGAGGTCCACTGTAGCCCTGAGCTGCCGTGATATCTCGTTGCAGAATACCCATATTTGCTGCGATACTGTGACAAAAGGCGGGGATGAATCTCTGGAGCCGTGGTGTCTTGGTATTCAAGTAGGCCTTGATATCTTTCAGAAACCGCTTGTTCGGTGGTACTTCGGGCTTGTAGTTCGCCAGATACGCCAGATTCGCCTTCGTGGAATCCTGAATGCCCGAGTCGTGGACACTGTGGTCGTTCTTGTAGGGGTTGACCTCACGAGCGTCGATAACTGCGTGAGCGGTGAGGACACGTGCGACGACACGTGGTGCAGCCGTCGCCGCAACCCACGCCGGCACGGCGGATGGAGGCTTCACAGGTGTCGGCTGAGGAGGCTGCGCGGCAGCAGCGGCACGAACAGCAGCCTGGTACCGCCGTTCCTCATTCCGCAGAGTCTCCTCCAGGCCAGGATTGTTATGAAACTGTGCATTGGCCAGTGTGGCCGGTCGTGCGCATCGTACTTCCTTCAGCGCATTGGAATCCAGATTCAGGCGAGCCAGAGTTGGAGGTAACGGAGCTGTCAGAGAGACCAGACGATTATCGGGCATCTCAATCACAATGAGGTTCATGTAGGCCGACAGATCAGGGAATGTGAAGAAGTCACAGGCCGCCGCGTAAAATTCATGGATGCCCAACGGCAGGTGCTCGGGCCACGTGCGCTGACGACATCCATCCAAGCGCAAAATCTGCAGCGTGTCTGGCAGAGGTCCGCGCATTGCCGCTTCGTGCACGGGATGACCCTCATGCTGTCGGAGCCCCATCGGCCTTGATCCGCTGCGGATCACGGTGAAGGGTCAGCTCAACGACCGGCTGGGCGGGGTCAGGGGGCACGTCACTGGTCTGTACTGGTCGTCCTGCACATCTCCATGAAAACAATGGTGTGTTAGTCGGCATCGTTGTACAATACCATAACTCCGCACGTCTAGTTTAGATCGCGGCGGACGTTGCAGAGTTTAGCCTCACAGCGGAAGTATGCTGCCTGATTCCGAACGATCTCTGCCAGTGCAAAGTCAACATCTTCAGGCGATGCCCATACTCGGATAGGATGCAGCTCGCGATTATCGCTGAGCCAGATATCTGCAGCCCACATGCAGCGCGGACTCTGAAGGTGCCGCGGCCGCCGAACCTGTAGCACATCCAGAGTCTCAAGATGTGCTGTAAGTTCCTGTGGGTCACTCGTATCAAAGATTAGGCGGATGCCTGTGGAATCCCACGTCACGTGTTCTAAGGTCATGTGTACCGGTCGTCACGGCAGCCGCCCCCCCGTCAAGCTTAGGCCTTGCCTGCACCCACTAACGCGATCTCCCGCCCCAGGTCAGGATGGTACATGAACATCGGCCGCTTGCCCTCAGGGTAACGGAAGCAGTGCGCCACCGCACCGTGCTCCAACCTGTGAACCTCGCAGTCAATCGCAGCATCCTGAGCGATCTCAAAGAGACCATCCGCCAGCTTCTGTTTGGCCTCTGCGAGCTCAAAAATAATCTCATCGGTCGTCTTGGACTGATCGGCCATCATCACGGCCTTCGCCCCCTCAGCCTTTTGTTCCGTGCTGAAGACTGACAGATAGGTGAAGACATCCACCGTGCGATCCTCCCATGGCAGATTCATGTGCGAGCACAGGCGAATCGCACGACCGATGACCTGCTGGATACGCACATTGTTCCAGTACGGCTCCATGACGTGCACCTGGCGGGTATTGAAGAGCGAGATACCCTCGGCGCCTGACTGCGTAATCATGAAGACGCGGCAGATGCGACCATCACGGTTATCGGGCGCGCCGGCCAGGAGCCCCGCACACTGCACCGACAGCTTGGGCGGCAGACCTGTCACATCCGCGTTGTAGAGCTGCAGAAGCAGACGACGCTTCTCCAGATCCTGGTCGCCCGTGTACAGAATGTAGCGAGGATGCGCGGGATCCATCAGCGGTGCGGGAATCTCCCATTCGCCGTCGCCACCCTTCTGGATATCCAGTGGCAGGAACTTCTCATCGGCTGCGCGCAGGGCCGCGGCAAAGATACCGAGACCTTCCAGTGTCTTGAACTGACTGTAGACGAGTACAGGACCAGGGCTAGCACGGATGCGACCCAGAATCTCGGCGTACTTGGGCGAGAACTGGACGAGTCCCTTGTTGAGCACATCGTCGGCCTTTGCCTCTAGGCCCGACATGAGCGTACCAAGGATACCCTCTAGTGTCGCATCCAGTGCCGTCTTTGCCGGTGCGACAGCCTCAGGTGCATCAGGCATCGCCGCAGCCGCCTCTGCCTCCGCTTGCTCGGCGTCCTCACCACCCGCCGCTGCTGCGGGTACAAGCGCTGCACCACCCTCTTCCAGATCCGCATCAGTGTCCACCGCAAGATCCGCCGCAATGACCTTGTCCTGCTCCATGCCCAACAGCTGGGTCTGCTGTTTCACTGACAGGGTCGGACGTGGGATGTCCTCCGGAAAGACCCAGTTACAGGCAGCACGCGAGAGGGCCAGGAATCCCGTCTGGGTAGACTTGGTCGCCTGGGCGTAGAGGTCCATTTCGGCCGCCGTCGCACCACGACGCTTCTTCTTGCCCGCCCCACCACCGGCGCCACCATCGTCATCGCCTTCCTTCGGTCCACTCTTACTACGATCCTCCATCTCCAGCTCCACCATACGCGCACGGGTGTACTCCTGGAACATGTAGGTGGACATTGGCACACGAACCACCTCGTTACGCGTAGTACGGGGCATGAGCTCCTCGGAGCCGCCGCGGTAAAACGAGATGAGACCGGTTGCGCGCGCCCGCAGCAGCTCTCCGTGCTTTATCTTGAGCGTGTTGCGATCCACAAACGTATTCACGAACGGCTTGGCTCCGTCGTAGAGGAGCGGACCCACGAGAATACGGAAGGTCGCGCCAGCTGGCGGAATAGCAGGCGGCTTGGATCCCCACGGTCCAGGAGCCGCTGCTGCTGCCTCTGCCTCCGCCGCCGCACCGGCACCCGCCTTGAGAATTCCGCGGCTCTCCAGATCCTTGATTAACCGGACAGCCCATGCCGTCATGTTCCGCTCAGGGCTCGCCGCCACGGGCTGCAAACGCGCATCAGGCAGCCGCACGAACCCGCGTACCGTCGTCTTCGGCGCACCCTTCTTGAGCACCTTGGCGTATCCGTAGGGCACAGGCGACACTGTAAGTACTGTACGACGACCACCGCCAGGGGCCGGGCCCTCCTCCACGGCCCAGAAGTCAATATCGGCGCGCTCATCCAGGCACCAGGCTTCCAGGAGAGCCAGAGTGGCGGGGTCACGTGCCATGCCGGCCAGCGAGATTTCGGCCATGCGCTGTTCGCCGCCCACGAGATTCATGAGAATGCCGAACTCCTGTGCGTAGTTGATCATCGGCGTCGCAGAGAGCGCGATGATCTTGCTGCCGACCGCGTTGGTCAACAGCCGGTACAGCGTGTAGCCACGGGGATACCGATATCCTTCACGCTGCTGACGAACAGGCAGAGACCACGTGGGTTCACGGGGCTCAATCTTCTCAATGAAGTCAGAGAGCGGTACGGAGCCAATCTGCGTACCGTTGATAGTGCGCACCAGATTGTGAACCTCATCAATGATGACAACCGCGTTGTCAAAGGGGCTCTCTCCTGCGCGGTAACCGGCCTCGGCGAGCGCCGCCAGCGCCGGCGGCGACACACCATTGTAATGGATGAACTTGAAGCGGAAGTTCAGATGTGCGTTCATCTGTGTGTTGATGGAGGCCTGCGATTCGGCGCTCAGGGTCCGCCAGTTGCTGGGCTTGAGCGGATTCGGGATCCATGCACCACCTTGCTTGCGCACGAGATCCTCGGGCAGACCCATGATATTGTAGAGAAAGAAGCCCATGGTCGCCGACGGCGCCCCACCTTCTAGACGATAGAAGGACCACTCATTCTCACGGCGGAGCGGAAAGTATCCGCACTTGCCGAGCTCACGACGATAGTTGTTACTCAGAGTCGCCGGTGTCAGTACGAAAATGCGGCGCTGACCTCCCCAGTAGAGCGCTTCGGCGGCGGCAATGGACGTACAGGTCTTGCCCGTACCGAGGCCGTGATAGACCAGCGTGCCGCGATACGGCGCAGCCTTGAGCATATAGTCGCGCACGAGCTTCTGATAGTAGAAGGTCTCCACCTTGTTGGGATCACGGCGCTTACAGGCATCCTTGTCGGGTTCCTTCGCTGCGAGCGCGTCGGTCACAGGGCGACCGGATTTGGCGGCTTCTTCAAGGAGGCTGTAGAACGGGCTGTAACGAGCAAAGGTCTGTACCATGAAATCAGGAAAAGAGGCCGAGCGCACGGGTGTGTACTCGCCACCAGGAGGCGCCACTTCGGGCTTTACAGTGGCCTGGAGCGCGGTCTTCCAGGCGACATCCTTCTTGAATGCGGCTTCATCCAGAAGCGGTGCATCGGCGGGAGCGGGCTCGGCACGGACGGAGGCGCTGATACCGCGCAGACGCTTTTGGAACTCGGCGAGAGCAGCGGCGGCTGCGGCGGCCTCATCGGCAGCGGGAGGGGCTTCCTCCACAACAACGGGTGCCTCTGCAGCAGCCGCTTCACCGACCTCTTCAATGGCGAGAGCCGGTAGTTCCTCTGCTGCTGCGGGTTCGGCAAACCGTACCGCTTTCTTTGGAGCAGGCGCGGCAACAGGAAGAGCAGGCGCAGGAAGAGCAGCAGCAGGTTTTGCGACTACAGCCTTCTTGATAGCAGGCCCCAGTGTCTCGTTGCGCGCCGCTGCTGCGACTCCGGCATCTCCTTTGTCTTTTGCTGTTGCCGCAGCTGCTGCAACCTTCGGTTTCGGTGCCGCCGACGTTGCATACTTGGAGGCCGCGTACGTTACAGCAACACCCTTCGGCGCCGCGAACCGGCGAGCCCCGATCGGTGCTTCGTCACTGTTTGATGACATCCTCTACCCGATCAAGCGAAAACCTACGCTGCCAGCTGCCCGAGCTGCACAAGGGCAAGCCGGGATGCCTCTTGCTCTGCTTCCTTCTTGTTCTTCGCCGTCGCAGTTGTGAGCACAGAACCGTCGGGCAGCAGCACACCCATCGTAAAGGTGCGATTATGGAGCGGCCCCTCCGTCGCCACCTCCTTGTAACGGGGCGGCTGATGGTACGTCGCCTGGTAGTAGCGCAGGAGCTGATCCTTATAGTTCGTATTATTCGCGATGATCTCGCCAAAGTCCACCCACGTCTCCAGCACTTCCACCATCCACTGCTGCACGTGCCAAAACGCCGTCTTGGCATCCTCCGCCGCACGATCGCGATACATGGCTGCGATCCACGCCTCCAACATGGATCCAAGCATCCGTCGGTTACTGCGGCCGCTGCAGACTTCCTCCATATGACGGGACATGATGAGCCACGGGGCCATGCCGAGCTTGAGGCCCAGCTCACCGAGGTGTTCATTATTCACAAGTTCCGATCGTAGGCTCGTCCAGAATCCCTCACCCTCACCGGGATAGCGTCGCTCCAAGTATTCTCCCACGATTGCATCCAGAATCCCGTCACCGACGAACTCCAGATGCTCATTGTCGGCGGTCTTCAGTGCCATACAGTTATCGGGGCGGGGTGCAATGAGCTGCTGGTCGTGTGCCTCGCGTGCCACAAACGACTTGTGCACACAGGCCTGCCGAAACAGATCAATGCGCTTCGGCGTGTACTTGCAGATACGCGCAATCTCAGCAACCGGTATGTCACGGTTATTAAGATTCCACGGATTGTAGACCTTGGGTTCCATTGCGCCCAGAGACGGAGAAGGGGGTTGCGTGCTCATGGCTACTTAATATATATAGTCATCCCCTTAGATACCGTCCATTGCGAATAATGATGAAGTGTCAAGATAGTTATGGTGCCCCATGCCATATAGTTTACACACTATCATTGACTTGAATTGGCACACGATACGATATTAGACTGTTTGTATATATTCCTATTCGTATGAAATCTAGAATAATGCATTGTTGTTTTGAACTGTTCTTCTCTATATCCAGGGTATGTATCAAGTACTACTTGATTATTAAGTTCCAATTTATTAAATGTGTTTATGAAACTACATTTATCTTTTGGAACAAATTGCGCTAACAGAAGTGGGCCAGTTGGTTGTAGTGAAGATACACCGTAAAATTCATTTTTAACATTAATTATAACCTGTTTAATACAGTTTGCCATAATTATACTTCCTGCTTCTGCAATAATAAACCCATTGGCTACACCGTGTTTCCCTGGTAACCAACTACCTTCCCAATCTAAACAATAATGTTCTTTACTACAGTGTGACGCTAGTGAAAATCCATTTAATGGTACGAATTTAATATCAATATAAACTCCACCGTAATAGTATAGGACGCAATATCTCCATAAATCAGCTTTATACGCACCTGGTATTAGTTTCTCATATGTATAGACTACTTCGGGTGTGAAATATTTCTTTAAAAAAGACAAGCGGTCATCTTCATCAAATAAGAAATGTTCAAAATCTGGGTTTGAATCCTTCATTGTATTCACAGCTGCGTTCATTCCAGGCGGCAGATTCTTTGTTTGCCATGTCTGAAAAATTTTTTTTGGAATAATTCCACGTTGAGGAGGGTCAGGCAGATCAGTAACGCGATATATAGGATATGGTAAATATATATTTTTCTCTTCCCACATAGGGTGATAGTGTTTTAAATTAGAACGAGCAAAACTTACCTTTTGATCAGTGCGATATGTTGCATACGCTTCAAATATGGGTTCATTATTCATATGTTGAATCTTAAAGCCACAGTCGCTGTATTTTGTCCTGAATAAGTTATCTGTAACAAACGGCGCCATCAACTGTGGGCCAGTAGGATTAATTGGGGTTAAACCATAATATTGGAAGCGAACATTATTCACAACCTGCCGAATACACTTTGCAAGAATGGGGCTACCAGCTGCAGCTACAATAAATGCATTATATACTGCCGCACCATCTGAAGTTCTTACAAACTCACGATCTCTGCAGTAACTCTCTCTATCAACAAATGACTTTAATGAGAACCCATTAACAGGTTGGAATTTTATATCAAGGTATACACCTCCATAATAGTATAATACGCAATATCTCCATAAGTCTGCTTTGTATGCACCCGGAACAAGTGACTCATATGCACATACAATTTGGATTGGAAAGTTTCTTTCTAAAAATTCCAGACAATCACTATTATCATATAGATAATGCTTAAAGTCAGGATTTGCAGCTTTTAGGGAGCTAACTGCTGCCAGCATACCTGGTGGTAGATCCTTTGTTTTCCATGTTTGAAAGATCTGTTTAGGAATCACACCTAGTTCGGGTGGAACAGGTAGCTCAAATGTAAATGCATCAATCATACTTGGTGGTTTAGAGTCGGTATCTGTGACACCCCCTGATACTGTTTCCGATACAGTTGACTGTTGTAGAGCATTACGTGCAAGGTGATATCTCGGTATCAATCTCGGATTCCTGCCCTTAACAAGCAGCAAAATACGCTTCATCCTTACCCTTCAGCGAATTATTATGTAACCGCATAAAACACGATGCTTCTTACCGGAGAATTATAACACGGCGGAGCGTGCATGCAATGCAGTATGCATTGTCATAGCCAATTTTTCTCCAAGGCGTTTACCACCAGCTACTAGATTCGTAAGTTGTTCAACCGTAAGTATAGAAAGATCTGCCACTGATCGTTCGGCCAGCAGAGCCTCCACACGTTTCCCGCCGAGGCCAGGGATTCCACTGAGCATTGCGGTTGCTGCCCCCGCAGCGGTCTTGTTACCTTTCTTGTTTACCGACAGTGCTGCCGTCATGGTTGTCATCGCCGCCGCCGTGGCCGTGGCCATGTCCCCCTCGGGCTGAAAGACAGTCGCGTCATCACGGAGTTGCGCAAGGAGCGTACGACACCAGGCGGCCGTACCTACGAGCCCATCGCTCTCCAGCACAGGCATGCCGTAGCGAAGCACGAGGCGCGACAGGAGTCGCCTGAGCTGCCCCTCGGTGCATCGTGTGTGACCTACACGCCGGTCATCATCGCCGCTCCAGCGCCCCTCTAGCACGTAGAGAACTGCGACACCGCTGCCGCGCACGGCCATGAGTCGCGCCCGCTGCTCACGATAGCGTCCGTCCTGGTTGCTCGCAGCAAAATCAACGTGGCTCTTGCGTTCGGCGACTAGCAGTGGCTCACCCCCTGGTGCCTGGATCATGAAGTCACCGGCATCCAGCTGAGCGGTTGTGTAAGACACTCCGAGACTCGTGAGAGCTGCGGCTAGCCCGTGTTCACGAACATCCAGCACTAGGTGAGGCGCCGAAGTAGCTACCGTAGTCATTTGCAACACTCTCTGTCGGCTGCTTTAGCTCGGAAGCCTGATGCTCGGGGCACGCCATTACAGGAGGCATGGTCTCCACCGGCTCTGCGGGCCCCAGCGGCGCATGCCACATGGCATTCTTTGCCTCATGGATCGCCGCGTACTGGCGCTCCAGTGCAGGCACATCGCGCGTCTCCATGAAGGTTGCCAGGCAATCCGCGAATGCGGCGTTCACATCCACGCGCACGGTCTCGCTGCCGTCGTACTCCTCCACCTCCCAGTAGTGCGCAAAGAGATCAGGGATCTCGCGGACCTCCAGGGCAGAGTGTGGGCCCGAACACCACTCGCTGCCGCGCTCTGCAAAGATCGCATGAGCAACGGGGTCACAGCGAATAGAGTTCGGGCCTGCGCGGAAGAGAGCCTTGTAGGTGTCAAGAGTAAGACCCGTGCGAACCTTGTACTCGGCCAGAAAGGCCGCCGAGAAGTTGAAGCCACCGTAGCAATCGTTGTAGAGAACCTTGAGTGTCATCGTACCTATGTACACCCGGTAAGCACCGCACCGTCAAGTTTGTGAGCCGCCTAAACAGATTCCTCTGTATCTGGCAACAAGAATGCGTATTGCTGGTCTCCTTGCTCTTGCCTGTGCTGCAATCACTGGTGCTACAATTAGTGACTGTGACACCAGTTCCCTATTCCGCCCCACAGAGCTCGCGGTCACGCCCGATCCGCCGGTTGCTGGCCAGCCTGTTGCCATGACGGTCAAGTTCAACAATCCCGGCCCCGTAGTCACTGACGGTACTGTCACGACATCCGTTACTCTGAACTTCATCCCCTTCCAGCCAACGGAGGAGCCCCTGTGCACCAACACGGCATGTCCCATCCCTTCTGGCGCAGCCGATCGCAGCACGAGCTCCACATGGCCCGACAATGTGAGTGGTCTCATCGTGTCCAAATCAGTCTGGACTGGGGTGAACGGCGAGAGCCTGCTGTGCGTGCAGACGAAGTTTGCGGTCGGCTCTGCAAGGAGTGCGCTACGCGGGACCTCCGCCAATGAGACACAGGCGGCGGCTGCGGCTGCGGTCACCGAGGCGCTATGGCACGACGATCTGTCAGTCAAACAGGTAGCCCCATGGTTTCCGGCAGATAATGAGACGTACGCCGTGTTCTAAGCGGTTGGGCGAATCGGCGGAGGGCGACCAGCCGACAGGTCCAGCAAAGAGATATCTTTGTGATTAATCATTATATTCATATTCTTGGAATGCGTGAACAGTGGCTCATCCCTTGACAGCAAATCCGAACTCGTTTGTGTTGACATACCAGAGCTGAATCACACTAGTATAGTCACCGCTCTTCACGAGTCGTTTAAAACACTCCAAGGCCGATTCAAACACACGATGAATTGCGATGACTCGCCGCCGTTCATCGGGTGGACGATCATACAGTATAAAATATCTCTGCGTAGCTTGCCGAGTGCGGTGATCCAACATGAGGTGCGTAGTGTTCATTGGTAGTAACTCTGTACGATCGCTCTAGTTGGGTGTCTCGGGTACCATCAGAGGGTGCGGGCCCGCGGGCTCCGCCGGCACAAGCCAGCTCGCGCGGTCAAACGTTGGTCCCATCATGCGCTCCATGCCAGGCACGGGTCCATACCACGGATCGCGGGAGTATCGCTCCGTCCGCCAAGGCAGCTCCCCTTCACTGGTCGGATCGGCAGGGAAATAGGGATCAATCGCAGCACGGTTCACGCGATCCTGTTCGTACTTGAACTCGGTGCGCACACGCTCTTTCGCAGGATCAAGGATACGATTGTCCGTCTCCCGTGCATAGTCCTCTACCTTACGGTGACGGGGCTTGAGTTCGTTAACCTCCCAGTGATTCGGCCCGACCTTGGTAATGACAGGCTCATAGTCGGGTTCGTTCGCATACGCCTTCTCCACCATCGCAGCAACCTCACGGGCCTCACGACTGAGCTTGCACTCTACATCCTGATCATCCTCGCGCGTGTGCGCCCGCTCGCCGTAACGGGCAGCGGCTTCTTTGGCAGGATCCGTGGCTGCTGAGAGCATTCCGTTCGCGGTGAAACCCTCCCGCAGACCCGCATAGACAGCACGGCGTGACTCGGCAGAGACAGGAAGATCCGCCCAGTCAAACTGACGGTCCTCCAGCAGCACGTTGAAGTTCTGCTTCTCTATGACCATGTGTCCGTCGCGCTCATTCCCGAAAATGCGCGAGAACTCGTAGTCATCCACCTTGTAGATCGGTGTGCGGGCCGACGTATTCTCTAGTGGCCAGCCACCGCTCGCCGTTTCGCTGGAGTTGGGGCCCGTCTCCAGAACCTGGCGTTCACGGCGAGCTCCTGTTAGTAACGGCAGCGGGCAGTGTGCAATCTCACCGGATGAGTTGAACCATTGCTCAAACTCATTCATGTTAGAAAATGTCTTGCCGGTGCCCACCAAACTCAGATGCCCATCCTCGTGACGATGAAGTTCCTTCGGGCAGCTGCTCTTGCGTGAAGGCCACATCGTGTAAGCTGCAACTACTAGAACTGCTAGGACCACGAGTGTCACAACGACAGCAACGCCACCCCGCGGTTTGAGGTTACTTATGGCTTCGCTCGCCGAGCCTGCTGTAAAGGAATTCGGCATCTCTCTGTTAGCGGCGGCCAATAATTCCATGCTACCTGGTAGAGGATGTCCGGTCGCGGAAGCACACGTCGTCGGACTAGCAGTGCTCAGCGCAGCGCCACCAGGCGCAGCAGCTCTGGAAGAATTCTGCGGATGAGCAGTCCGTCGCAGGCGCGTATGATGGAGCGTATGATCTCGCGCGGCCCCATGACGATCATTCTGGTGTTTAGCCCGAGCTGCCCCCACTGTCACACGTACATGCCGCTGTGGAAGAAGCTGGAGCGGCAGCGGGCGCGCAAGGCGAACATGATCAGTGTGCGGGCGGATATCTACGACAAAACACCGCTTTCGGAGCGCAAGCCCGTTTCCAGCGTACCGACGGTTCTGTTCGTGGACAAGGAGGGTCAGATCTCAGAGGCGGAGGAGCCGCGTAACCTCCCCGTCATGAGCAATGCGGTTCGCACGGGATCTTCGGAGGCCGAGGCAGCACTGGCCACAACAACGCAAACCAACACGAGAATGAATGAGAAACTAACAGAGGAGGTACGCGCAGCAGTCGCCAAACGGGAGAGTGAGATGCCGATGTCGGCACCCATCCGACCTGTACTGCCGGGCACCACCGTTTCTGAAAACCCGCTGTCGGCTATGCCGGCCACGCCGATCAGTGAGGTCAGCGATGAACCCATGGTCAACCAAATGGGCGGTGCATACCATCAGGAGGGTGGCAGTCCATGGGTCGCGTTCCTACTTGCAGCGCGGCAGGCTGCACCGGCGGCTGCACTCTTGGGTGCCCACGCGGCTCTCCCGCACCGTCGCAGTAGCGGTCTCTCTGCACCTAGCCGTCCCGTTCACCGCCGTCGTGTTTCCTTCCGCCGCAGCCGGTAAACTTGCCCGCCGCCGCACCGCCGCCTAACCGGCCCGTACGATGACATCCCAGATGACCGCGTCACCCGCCTCCGCCAACCTACAGTTTCAGATCCTTGGTGCCACCACGAAGGATCTGAAGCACGAAGATGGCGCGCCCGACGACTATCGCATCACGCTCTTCGGAGCAACCGCCGCAGGCAAGTCCGTGAGTCTGGACGTAACGGGCTTTGAGCCGTATTTCTATGTGGAACTACCCGATGATTGGGGTCGCCGCGAGGTCACCGCATACCAGGAGTGGCTGCTTGCGCACGTGGCGGAGCGCGATCACGGGCGCATTCGCATCACAGAAGAGAGCCACCGCAGCTTCTGGGACTTTACGAACAATCGCCTCTTCAACTTCTTGCGGCTTTCTGCACCGACAAAGCGCATCTGGATGGCCCTGCGCGATGCCTGTCAGGACAAGGAGACTGCGCTGCCGATCCCGCTACCGGCGCAGGTTGTGCGCCGCGGTGCACCCGCGGGCAGCACGGTCACGCTGCGTGTCTACGAGGCCAATATTGATCCCATGCTCCGCTTTTTCCATCTGCGGGAGCTCAAACCCGCCGGCTGGGCAGCCGTGCCTGCCGACTGTTGGGATGAGGCGGAGGATGCCACAACCACGGCAGCGATTCAGGCCACCGCACACTGGGAGCATGTGGAACCCGCACCTGACGCCGTGCAACTGACGGCTGCTCCCCTAAAGATCATGTCGTGGGATATTGAGTGTACTAGCAGCCACGGTGACTTCCCGCTGGCGAACAAGACATGGAGGAAGCCCGCGCGTGAAATCGTGGCAGCCGGCCTGGCCGAATGGCCCGCAGTGCGCGCGGCAATTGAGACTGCCTGCCAGCCCGATGGGGAGGGTCCACTGAGCCGCGTTTATCTCGGTAGCGGTGCGGCGGCCACGACAATGGCCCGCGAACTGGCCCTCGGTCTCGCCACGATTGAGCGCAACGGAGCCTGGCGGCCCGGCCCCTATGATGCTGAAGACGCGATTGATCGCGTGGACAAAATCCTCAGTGATGCGCTGCCGCCGCCTGAGGGTGACCCCATCATCCAGATCGGCAGCGTCATCTACGTGAATGGCCGGCCGACGCGCAAGGATATCTTCGTCCTCGGCAGTTGCACGCGGCTGCCTGAGCAGGGCGGAGCACCCACGTTCACGCACCCGTGCACGAACGAGGCAGCACTCATTCGTGGCTGGTGTAAGTTGATCTCGGAGCTGGATCCCGACATCATGATGGGCTACAACATCTTCGGCTTTGACGAAAAGTACCTCTGGGATCGTGCGGCTGTGAATCGCTGTACGGGTGCCCTGCGGTCCTTCAGCCGCGTCACGGATCGCGGAGTGCGCCTTCAGGAGAAGCGTCTGAGCTCATCGGCCATGGGTGACAATCTGTTCTATGTGATTAGCGGTGACGGTCGTCTCCACATTGATCTGCTGGCCTACGTTCGTCGCAACGCTGTGCTGGACTCGTACAGCCTGGATAACGTGACCGCGACCTACATGAGCGGGAGTGTCGGTGGCGTCACGGCCATGGCAGGCACCACCGACACGTGGACCATCAAAACGAAGTCAACGAAGGGAACCACTGTCGGTCGTTACGTGGTGCTCATGGACGAGGAGAATGACGTAATCGGAGACAAGTTGGAGGTGATCGGCGTGGCACCCAAGGAACTCACAGTTCGCAGCGCTGATCTCGGTGAGGCTCTGCGTGACCATGGTCCTCCGCCGGTCCGCTGGAGTCAGAGCAAGGACGATGTGAGCCCCAAGGACATCTTTGCTTTGCATGCGGGTGGCCCCGCAGATCGTGCTCGTGTTGCCAAGTATTGTATTCAGGATTGTGATCTCGTGATGGAGCTCTTCAAGAAGCTGGAGGTGCTCAACAATGCGGTGGCCATGGCGAATGTCTGCTGGGTGCCGGTAGAGTTCATCTTCACGCGCGGCCAGGGCATCAAGTCCGAGTCGCTCGTGTTCTACGAGTGCCGCAAGGAGGATCAGCTCATTCCCGTGCTGCCGGCACCCCCGCGAGCCCGCGAAGAGGGGGACACACCCGACGGTGCAGAGCAGCCCGAGGTCATCACGGGCGACGACAACGAGGGCTATGAGGGTGCGATCGTGCTCAATCCCCTCAGCGGTATCTATCTGGACGATGAGCCAGTTGCCGCGCTGGACTTCAGCTCACTCTACCCTTCCTCCATCATTAGTGAGAACCTCAGCCACGACAGCCTTGTATGGGTCAAGGATTACGACATGGCGGGCAACTTCGTGCGGCTCAAGGAAGGGTCCGACGCCTACGACAATCTGCCCGATTGGGATTATCTGGAGGTGGACTACGATATCTTGAAGCCCGATCCAGCAGAGGCACATAAGAAGCACCCACGGCTCGTAGCCGCCGGTCGTCGTATCTGTCGGTATGCACAGCCCCGTGACATCAAGCAGAAGTCCACGTTGCCGAAGATCCTCATGAAGCTGCTGAGCCAGCGCAAGGCAACACGGAAGCTCGCCGAGAAGGAGACCGACGATTTCCGTCGCGATCTGTTGGATGCTCAGCAGCTGGCGTACAAGCTCACGGCGAACTCACTCTATGGTCAGCTGGGGTCCAACACGTCCAAGATTCGCCGCAAGTGCGTGGCGGCATCCACTACCGGTCACGGGCGTCAGCAGCTCCTGTTCAGCAAGGCATGCATTGAGCAGGCCTATGGACCCGACGCGGGCGATCCCCGCTGCGCAGCGGTCTGTGTCTACGGTGACACGGATTCCGTGTTCATCTCATTCCGGCCACGCGATCCCGTTACTGGAGAGCGTCTGACGGGCCGCCCCGCTCAGGAAGCGGCCAAGGCGCTCGCCGAGGAGGCCGGTCACAAGATCTCAGGCGCGTTGAAGCCGCCGCACGACTTTGAGTTTGACAAGATGTTCCGTTGCTTCTGTCTGCTGAGCAAGAAGCGCTACGTCGGTGACATGACGGAGGGCGGGCTGGAGGACTCGGATTATCACCGTAAGAGCATGGGTATTGTGATGAAGCGACGGGACAATGCGCCGATCGTAAAATTCGTGTACGGGGGTGCGATTGAGCGCATTCTGAACCAACGGGATATTGGTGCGGCCTTCACCTTCGTACGCGAGGCGGCCAAGGACCTCCTAGCCGGTAAGTTTCCGATGAAGCGCCTTACGATTACGAAGAGCCTGCGGGCAGAGTACAAGTCCGTGCCTGCGCACAAGATTCTGGCGGATCGCATGGGCAAACGCGATCCCGGTAACAAGCCGGCGAGCAACGATCGCATTCCGTTCGTCTACATCGCGCCGCCCAAGGGTCGCCCCGCTCCGACGAATCAGGGTGACCGCATTGAGACGCCGGCCTTTATTCGTGAGACTGATCTGAAGCCCGACTATGCCTTCTACATCACGAACCAGATCGCCAAGCCCGTGGCGCAGGTGTTCGGCCTGGTGGTGGAGCAGCTGCCTGGATTCAAGGCCCACCGACTCGCCGCGAGCAAGAAGCGCGATCCCGTGGAAGCACGCGAGGCACTCGCAGAGGAGCTTCTGTTCGGTGACCTGCTGGCCGAGGCTGAGAAGAAGACCAAGGGGCAGCAGGACCTGCGTAAGTGGTTTGGCGGCGGAGCAGCAGCGCCAGCTAAAGTGTAATGAACAAGTTCTACCCAGAATGCTTCGTGCGGCAAATATTTTGACGACGCTCCTGCATGTGGCACTGAACCCGAATCTGTCAACCCTGTATAATTTGCTAATTGTGGCCAGCACCTTCGCGTCAGCTGCGTGGCACGCCAGCAACGAACAGAACCTGGACATTGGTGAAATGGACTATCTTCTTGCGGGCCTGTGGTTCACAGCAGACACATATGCAAGCGGCTATACACTACCCCTGAATTTGGCCGTCGCGGCTGCGCACTTTGCAGCTACGTGCGAACAGCATCCCGCATGGCACCTCCTGTCAGCCGCCAAAGCCGCCTTCGTTTCGCATTATCTCCTGACAGGATAGGGCCATGTTAGATCTCGTTTTCTCAGGTCGCAACGTGTTCATTTTGTATCTGGTGCTCGCGGGTAGCTTCCTGCAGTCGCTCTTTCCGTGTCACTCCACGCGTCTCATCGGCAACTCTATGCTTATCCGGCACATCCTCGGGTTCCTGACACTCATCTTCTTCGTCGTCGTGACGGATACCGAGATTGATGACTACATGCCGCTGGGCACCATTCTGGCGGTAGCCACCGCGATTTACGCATGGTTTATTGTTAGTTCCCGTATGTCCGCATACTGGTGGGTCGGGCTCGTGTTCCTTCTGGCCGCACTCTATCTCGTGGACCTCTACGAATCCCGTCAGAAAAAGCTGGCGCCCGATACGGAGCTCTGGCTGGAGCGCACCAAAACAGGGTTGATTGGAACAGCGCTGGCCACGACACTGATCGGCTTTCTGATCTACGTGGGTGAGAAGAAGCTGGAGTTCCGCGGTGACTTCAACTGGTTGACCTTCTTCCTGGGCAAGGAGAAATGCGGGGATACGCCATCGGCAATTCCGTACATGCAGGCCCTTGCAGCGGCATTCAAGACACCCGCCGAGTTGTGAGGTAAGGACACCGTAGCTGACTGCGCCACTTGGTTGCCGCCAGAGGTACCAACACAGGTGTCCATGGACCTAGCAGAGCGCAGACAGTATTCTACAATATGGGTTGTCGTGGGTGGGAACGTGTATCGCGTATCTGCCGCACAGTGAGCCCAACCAATGACACTCCCGTGTGTGGCTCCTGCTATGGCTCCACAGACCGCAGTTGTGAAGAAGTATCGCTGCATCGTACTTGTTACGCAGCAACAGGTAGACCCATTTCATTTTAAGGCACATCCTCCGTAGAGGACCGCCGCCATGAAATTCTTGCGGAACAGTGTGTACATTGTCGGTCTCATAGGTATTATTCTGCTCTGCGCTTACAGTGCCGAGGTAATTGGTATCTTTCACTACGAAGAAAATGGTCACTTGCATCTCTATGATCTCTTTCACACCTATCTGCCAGATCTCCATCGGCACTAGTGGATGATTAATCTGATTCCCCTGGCGCTCGTTCTTTTCGCACTCGTTCAGTCCCGTGGCTCCACTATCCTGCGAAAGACCCTGCTGATGCTGTTAGTTGTCTTGGCCATTCGCGCCCTGACAATTACAACCACCGCGTTACCCAAACATGCAGAATGTGCTTCTGGTCCGAGTCTCATGTCGCTTATTCTCAGTGGCGGCGGGCTGCTACGACAAGATCTTCAGCGGACATACATCCTTTGTCACACTGGCGACACTGAATCTGTTGGATGCACGCGCCATCTCTGTCCCTGTATTCTGGTCTATCAACGTACTCAATGCCGCCCTCATTCTTCTGACACGTGCGCATCACACTGTGGATGTTATTCTGGGGTTCGTGATCTCTTATCTGGTCTTTGATGGAGAGTACCGGCTGTTTGGGGGGGCGCCCACTGGTAAAAAGGTGAGCCTGCGGCCGGCGGCAGTGTGCGCGGGGTACGATGACAAGCCAACACGGACTCGCCAACGTGGGGAACACCTGCTATCTGAACTCCGCGTTTCAGGCCTTGCGCCATACACGCGTCTTCTCCGAATATCTGGGAACAGATGCTTGGGGGCGACACCGACACCCCGAACGCAAGGGCGCACAGCTCACAGAGGAGGCCGCCGGCCTGACCCGTGCACTCATGGCACCCGGTGATAAGGCAGTTGTGCCTCACTCCTTTGTCCGTGCATTCATCGCATTCGGGCGCGAATTCAATGACGAGATTCGCTTTGGTGCGCAGGCGGATGCGGCGGAGGCCATCCAAATTCTATTGGACGGCCTTCACACGCAGCTCAGTCGTGAGGTTCACATGAATATTACCGGCCGCGCAGCAACGCCTGATCAGGAGGAATACATGAAAAGTCTGGAGAGCTGGTCCTCCTTTTTCCGCAAGGAGTATTCACCGCTAGTGGATGCCTTCTATGGCCAAACACAGATCAAGGTTCAGTGTAACGGCTGTGCCGCCACTTCCACGCGGTACGAGCCCTGGAGTGTTCACAAGCTGCCCATTCCCGGTGGAGAGAAAGCCGGTGCGCCGGCCCCTACGCTCCAGGAGTGCCTCCGCGCCTCCTTCGCAAAGGAGGAGCTGGATGACTACGCCTGTGACAGCTGCGAGAGCCGCGGAAAGGCCACCCTCAAGCACGCCATTTCACGCTTCCCTCACAATCTGATTGTCAGCCTCAAGCGATTCACAAACACGGGCGCAAAGGTTCGTGCAAGGATCCCCTACGACGAGAACCTTATTGATCTGGCAGAGTTCCGGGCATGGACAACGATTCATCCAGCCGCAACCGCACAGTATCGCGTCATCGCCACAGTGGAGCACATGGGCAGCAGTCGCGGCGGTCATTACATTATGCGCGCCCGTGTTGGTACGAAATGGCTCTGCTTTGACGATGGAACGGTTACGGCGGCGGATGGCGGCGGCGCGGCGGAGCCTGATACATATGTCCTCATCCTGGAGCGCTGCTGAAAATCGTGGTACTGCTCAGAGATGAATGCACCAGTGGTGACACAGCCCCGGATGAACTCTATGCGGGCTAGCAACATCGCGCCATCGCGAAACCTATCCGTTGCTTCCACAAGCCTTTTGGGTTCTAACACAGGTTCCGCCCCCTCTGTGTCGGTAAATGTGGGCGGATTTCTGCGGAGCTGGGGCGGCCTCCTTTTGGTGCTCGTGCTTCTGATCGTTCTCTTTGCGGTCTACTACAAGACGGTGGGTTACTACATTCAGCTGGGCTGGCGCAAGCTCGGTCTCTCTCACGATGCCGGTGAAAGTGTAGAGATTGGCATTCCTGGTGGCCCGTCAGCAACACTGACACCGGCACTAGCCCCAGCACCAAACCAAGGCGGAGGCGGCTCTGATATTGGCGCCTCTCTGGAGGGTGCTGTCCAGCGCCTGGAGTCCGATGTCGAGACGGCACTCGGCGTTGTTGGTAGTGGCGCCGGTAGAAAGCAGGTCTTCAACGTCGCGCGTAACGTGTACACGTACGGCGATGCGGAACCGCTGTGCCGCGCATTCGGCGCAGAACTGGCCACCTACGATCAGGTCAAGGACGCCTATGCCGCGGGTGCGGATTGGTGCAACTACGGCTGGGTGAAGGGTCAACTGGCTGTCTATCCAACTCAGAAGTCCACCTACGAGAAACTCCAACACGGCCCTGAGCACGAACGGATGTCCTGTGGTGTCCCTGGTGTCAACGGCGGTTACTTTCCCAATGCGGATCAGCGCTTCGGCGTGAACTGCTACGGTGCACGGCCTGCCGAGTCAGCTCTAGATGAGCGTCTGCAGATGGAGGCAAAGACAGACACGAGCTACGATCGTGAAGTCAACCACTTCAAGGCAGAGTTAGACAGCATTGCTGTGAACCCGTGGAGCGCAAAGCAATGGTCTCAGTAAGCCCCTTCCCTATTGATCAAACGTTCGCACTCCCTTAATGCGGCGACCCCGCCGCCCGTGCTCCAACAGATATGGATCTATCTTCGCATTGCGTGGATCCGTATCTTCAGGCTCGGGATCCGGTAGCGGCGTGGGATCAATCTCCGCAAAGCGTGCCGTGCTACGCGCAATCCACGTCGGCAGGAACGTAAACACCTCATCGCGCCATCCCTCTGCTCCGATCTCCCACTGACGTTCGTCGGTGCCAAACACCGGCCTCATGACAGCCTGCTGCCAATCAGAAAACTCAAACACATGATGGATCCAATCCACCCAGATACGTTCATTCGCCGCGGTCCACCCCGCAGGTACGGTTCGCTCATGCTGCGGCAACGAGATTTCACTCCAGTGGTGCGACCGCCGCATCGTTACATACGTCGCGAGCTGGCGCGTCAGTCGCTCTTCTGTAAGTTCCAGTGAGACCTTTCCGCGACTCACAAAGGCAGCAATGCGGTCAGCCACCGCCGCGAGATCCTCTATTGCGGGCCATTTATCATACGGCATCGTGTCAAAAAGCGACGACATGAGAGGTACCGAGGATGTGACTTACTACTCCGATTGCTGCATGCCACCCTTAGATCCCTTCTTGAGATACTCTGTTTCACGGATATCACGATGCTTTTGGAGCCAATCCAGCAGCGATGCGGCCTGTGTTGGTTTTAGACCGGCCGCCGTCGCCCATGCCGGTACTTCGCGCTCTAGGTAGCCCCATGTCAGCGGACCAGGTGTCTTTTTCTGTGCGAGCTGTAGTGTACCACCCGAGACCTTGATAACCGACTGCTGGAGTCCGATCTGCTTCATGAGCCCGATGACATCCGCCTCGTGTTTGTTCCGTAACTCACGCGCATTTGTCGCCTGCGCATTGAAGTTTTCCACCATGTTGTCCATGTGTACGTACTGACGAACAGCAACCACCAGACGTTGACGCGGATCTGCCGAAACCAGTTGATTAGGCGGTGCGGCCATAACTCTGATGCTGCCGGTGACTTCTGTTAGGCAATCACAGACGCAGCCGCTGCGGCTGCGGTTACTGTTGCCGATGAAAAGGCCGATCCCCGAAGGACAATCACACACGTCACCACAGTGCAGACTAACAGAATCAGGAAAAAGATCACTGTGCCGACGATCCACGGAAAGATACTATTCAGAATGTGATGAACCACAGGGTCAATGAGCTTCTGTAGAACGAGCTGCATCGTCGGTCGTTTTTCCAACCCGGATGCCCACTTATCCGCAATCTGCAGTGCAACATCATGAAGTGCCGCCTTTGCACGTGATTCGCGATCCATTACGACTTCTTGCGGTATTTAACGCACACGCAGACCGCAGTCTCCACTAAGCAAATGGCACTGCAAGGTCCGCGTAAGACTCCGGCGGGCTATTTCCTGAAACTAACACCGTCTGTTGCGGCACCCGAGGTCCGCTGGGCCGACGGCGCGTGGGTCATTGCCGAGGATTGGGTGACATGGGCAGCAGGAGAGCGCGAAGCACGTCTTGCCGAGCTGCTCGCACACCCACAGTGGTTTTCACGCCCGCCGCGCCAAGATATTCTTGGTCCGATATTTGGCCCTTGGGCGGGAACGAATATGAGCGGCAAGCAGGTCTTTACCGTTGACTTGCCCGAAGTTCCCGGTAACGGACAGTCCGGCAAGGCCACGTGGCTGCTGGATGGACTGATGATGACCTCCGTGGCCATTAAGCCGATTTTCACTGTGGAAACGGCGGTCCCCGATGCGGATAGCGATCGGATCTCGCTGTTCGGCGACGGTGAGACCGTGGCCTCAGAGGAGAGTGATGCCGACGGCGGCGAGACCCGTGAGATCCAGTTTGAAGAGATTGAGCTCGGATCTCCGGCTGGATCCGCTCCGACCAAGCTACGGAGTCGCGAGTGGGAGGCCCGTAAGTTTCTGGCCAAGGAGAGAGTTCGCGAGGCCCGACTGAAGGCCCAGATTGCGGCTCGTCTGGCCGATAAGGAGGAACGGCGCTACTACGCCCAATTCGGTGAACTGGATGACAGCGAGTCTCATTTCAGTGACTATGATCTTACGGACGATGAAGCGGCCTCCGAAGCGGGATCTTCGGCCGATGCGTGAGTGCGTCCGACAATTTTCACGTGACCAAGCAGAATATGTTTGACCAGAACCTCGTGATCGGTCTCGTAGTCCTGGCAGTCGTTGTTCTGGCCGTCTATACCTACGCCCCCCGCTTCCGCACCATGTTTTCCGGTGCAGAGGGCTTTGAGAGCAAGGCAGCAAACGCCCCGAAGAAGCTCATCCCCAACGTGCAGTCCGGTGGCACGGCGGGTGGCTCCAAGAACCCCACCGGCACGGCTGCGGGTGTCAAGGCCATGAATCCCCACGTTGCTCCTGCGCCGGCGGCCAAGGCCACGGAGCAGTTTGCGGACTACGCGAGCGTCGGTGAGGAGCTCGGCCCCGTCCCGATGGCCGGTGCGGCCAAGCCCCAGGGCTGCTACCCCCGTCAGCAGCTGGCTGCGGCGGAGCTGCTTCCCCACGACGGTGCGAGTGCGTGGGCAGCCGCGAACCCCGTCGGTGCCGGTGACCTGCAGGGCAAGAACTTTCTGTCCGCCGGTGCCCTGATCGGCATCAACACGGTGGGGCAGAGCCTGCGCAACGCGAACCGTCAGCTCCGCGCCGAGCCGCCGAACCCGCAGGTGCAGGTCGGCCCCTGGCAGCAGAGCACCATTGAGCCGGACCTCCAGCGCCGGCCTCTGGAGTAAATGCCCAAAGCACAAGTACAGACACAGACACAGACACAGCGGCAACCTCTTAGATCATAAACAAGTGCAAATCAGCTCTTAATTTATGATAGATCTGTAGGGAAACATGAGCGCCACGAGTCCATACGCGTTAGTTCTCGGAGTCCTGGGCGCCGGCCTCGCCGCAATGGCACTCAAACAGACGAATCACGACATGGCTCTCGTGCAGAGCCCCGTGGATGGGCAACGCTACCTCGTGCGGAATCTGGCCGATAAGCAGCAGGCCGCCGATTGTCTGGCACGCGTCCGCGGAAAGCTCCTCCGCCTCATGCGCGATCTCCAACAGTCCGATCCCGAGAAGCCCTTTGTGAAACAGATGATCCGCAATTTTGATGCGGATCCGTCACGCTTCAGTGAATCGGCGCCCGATGCCAGCTACACGAGCTATTCGGTCAACAAGGGCGAAAAGATCTACATGTGCCTCCGTCAACGCAATGAACGGGAGGAACTCGTAGATGAGAACATCGTGACTTTCGTGAGTCTCCACGAGCTCAGTCACATTGGCACTGCCGACGTGGGTCACACACCGAACTTCTGGAACAACTTCGGCTGGCTCCTCAAGCGGGCTGAAGAGCTGCAGATCTATCAGTTCCAGGATTTTGCGGCGCATCCCGTGGAATACTGCGGTATTCGCATCACGGATAAGCCCACGTACGATAAGTCCAAAGACGCGGATGCCAAGTAGCTGCCGCAGATAGAGGAGAATGAGCATCACAACTGTACCCCTGCTCGTGGACCTGAAAGGTCCTTGGTCAGAGTTTCGTATAGAGTTTGTGGGCCCTGGTGCACCAGCGGAACCCACACCCATTCGTGACGTCTATCCCTTTACGAGCGTCAATGATCTCAAGCGTCTCGTGTGGAATCAGCTCGGCGGTGATCCCCGGTGGGCACCTGAGCGTGTTTTCCTCGGTGTTCGCAGCAGCACAGGCGGCGCACTCCGCCCCGTGGAGTTCTACTGGCCCGTGTCAGTCACGAACGGCGCTATTGATCTGCCAGATCCAACGCCAACAGCGGCCCGTGTGCCGTCGCCGGCTCTCGTGGATGAAACGGGCAATCGCCGTGCGGTCTCACCGACCCTAGTTGGCAGCTTGGTGCTTGAGACTGCGCTCAGCCCCGAGATTCAGGCCACGGGCTCAATCCCCACCGTGACTGCCATCGCACTCGCCGCCCTGCAGCCCGAATATCCCGCTGCGCTCAATGCACAGCTCTTCAGCGGATTCTATCAGCTCTACTATCCCTGGTTAACCGCACCGGCGCAGATCGCTGAAGCAGCAGCGGCGGCTGCTGCAGCCAAGGATCGCGATGCGTTCACGTCGTTCAAGCCCTATCTGGAAGATCGCACCCGTCGTATCGACGCAGTAGAACGGGTTCTGAGTGAACGGTTTCGCGGCAGTCAGGCACTTCTTCAAACGGTCGTTCGTCTGCGCTGGACGATGCCACCCCCAAGCGCGAAGCCCGAAAGCCTGGAAAAAACCTTTTATGGACTTACAGCATCCCCTGCGCTGCCATTTCTGCGCTTCTTTCCCGTTGGTGGACGCGGTGCGCCTCTGCTAAAACTCGCCCTGAAGCCCGATGGATCTCCTCTCATTGATGACAGCAAGGTACTGGCAACTCATCTGAGTATTCCCGCACCGGCCACCAAGGCTGCTGTGATTCTGGCCCGTGTGCCTCTGACATCGGCAGCGGCCGCGGCTGCATTCACACTCTACATGTTTGAGGATGGCACCAGCGACGTGACCCTGGAAGTGCCCGCGCGGGGCATGAAGTATCTGAGTGGAGTAGCCGCGGAAGCAGAACGCGCACTCGCAACTGTTATGCGCAGCATCGGCTTTCCTCCCGAAGTACGACCCACGTTGCGGGATATTCACGCGACCTACAGATGGACACACCCCGATCCCCGTCGTTCTGCGCCCCTCACTGTGGGTGCTCTACAGCGCCGCGTGACTGCGCTGACGCCATTTCTGGACACGGTGCCGCAGATTTCACAGGATGCAACCACGGCCACGACCGCACTGGCGACATTCAAGTGGCGAGCTGTGAGTAACTATGAGAGTGAATCCGCGCAGTTCACATTCATTACACAGCTCGTTCTGGCGGCTGAAGGCGAGGCAATGGAAGCCGAGGGTGCCGCTGCGCTGCTGCAGCACGTGGCGGCCCTACAGGGGCGGTTTGGTATGACGCACGACGCCGCGGTGGCTACGCTGGAACGGTGGGCCGAACGCCGCCAGGAAGCCGTGGCGCCGGCTGCGGGGCCGCTGGCTGGTTCTCTAGCAGTGCCGAAACACAGTACGGGAACCTTTGTGACAGTGGGTGGTGCGCATCCCGAGTACACCATTGAGATTCAGGGAGCAGATTCGCTGGAAGACGTTCAGCGTATTCTGAGCGTCACCGCGGTCCTCGTGGGTTCAAAGGAACTTACAGTAACTCCCCCGCCACCGGTTGTAGAGGCCGCTGTCGCCGAGATCGCTGTGGCGGATGCCGCAGTGGAGGCTGCTGTGGGTCCAGGTGCGGATGTTGCTGAACTGGATCCTGATATGGCAGCACTTGTGGGTGACATTGATTTCGGGCTGGATGATTTCGGCGAGGATTTTGGTGTTGCAGAGGCCGAGGTCCCCGCTCTTGTTGTTGCCGAAGTGGCGGTGGCCGAACCTCCTGTAGCGGCTGCTGTGCCTGCTGGGGTGGCGGCTGCTGCTCCCGATTTGGAGGCCGTGGCTGCCGCGGTGGATGAAGAATGCCGCGGGGCGCGTTGGCAGCCAGGCGAACCCCCCCTCACCGTTCCCGCGGATTACTACATGGTTCGTCTGAAGCGTGCGGATCCCGAGCTCTTCGGTTACTCTATCAAAGTCGGTGGGCGCCCCAAGGGCTACAGCAAGACCTGTCAGCGCCAGGATGAACGCCAGCCGAATATCATGACGTTGGCCGAATATGCGCGGGTTCGCCGGTGCTACCGTGACCGTGTGCGGTTCGTAGATCTTCCACCTCGGTCCGCGGCAGATCTGCCCGTGATGCCCGGTTTCAATCCCAAGAAGAAGAAACTCCAGCCCGACGAGTACTACATGACGGACCCCACTACGGGCCGACCGATGTGGACGGTATACGGTTACGAGAGCAAAACGACACCCGGCGAATTCCGTTATCTCATGTGCGCGGATCTCTGGTGCGAGCGCGACAATCTGCCGCTCGTGCGGGCTGAGTTTGAGGGTACAGAGGGTCGTGGATTCGTCAAGCCGGCCAACACATGTCCCTTCTGCGGCGGCGGCCCCATCCAGACACTGGATGCCCCACGGCCCGGTGAATCCGTCATTGTTCGTCTGCCGAAAGAGGCTACGGGCAAGGTCCACAACTTCGTCGGCACGATCCAGGTATCCAACAAGCACCCCAAGGGCTACCCGCTGCCCTGCTGCGACACGACACCGCGACTTCTCAAGCGCTATCTGGAAGCGCAATTCTACGGCACTCTTGTGTATGGACGGGATCTCGCTGCACTGGACGATGAAGGCGTAGGCGCGGGAGCAGGAGCGGTTGCCGCCAACGCGGAGGCGGAAGAGTTTGCGGAGCCACCTCCTGAACTGGAAGCGCCCCCCGTGGCCGGCGGTGCGCCCGATGAGATTGATGTGGACTACGTGAATAAAATCCTGGGAGCGATGCCGACCCAGTATATTCTCGGTGGTGACAAGACCCTGGATGCCGGCAAACTCGGTCTCCTGCCGGCCCATCTGGATGCCTTCTTCGGTCAGGACAGCAGTCGCAGCATTGAACGTCGCGGCATCCGTCAGACCTTTACGGAAGGTGCGCGCCTCTTTGTCCGCGTCGGCGTTGACAATCGCATTCGTACGCCAGGTCTGAATCTGTTCGCGGCTCTCGCACCTCTGATGGGCTATCACAGCGCCGCCCACGCCCGCCGCGAGATTCTGAAGTCACCGTTCGTCCGTGCATTTGAGTCCGCCAACTACGGCACTCTCGTGCAAGAGTTCGCCGCCCGCTCTATCCTGACAGATCGCGAAGCGGAGTCGAGTCTGGCGGCCTTCGCCGGTGAATACGGCTACGAGCTCGGTCCGAATCGCGCGCACGTCCTGCGCCTCTACAAGGCATGGGTGACCTATCTGGACTACCTCAACGACGAGAAGCGGCCGAAGCAGCTGCGCCATCTGGAGCACGTGCTGGCCCAGCCCGGCGTGCTGTCACCCCGCGGTGTTCTCTTCGTCGTGCTCCAGTACAACAAGAGCACCGAGGCCGTGGAGGTCGTGTGCCCAAGCTTCGGTATTCCGCCGGCCTCCGTCTTCGGCGATGTGCCCGTAGCCTTCCTTGTTCACAACGTGACGGACGAGTCATGGGAACCGTTAGTTCTGTACAACGGCTTGCGGGATGCCGTGCGCTTCTTCGGCGAACGTTCAGCGGAGCTGGAGCTGCTGCCGCCCCCACTGCGGACGAGCTTGGCGCGCTGGCTCCGTGACTGGCGCAGCAGCAGCCTGGGGTGCGGCCGCCCCGCCCCGCCACCGCATGTGTGGACACCCGATCGCGACACAACGCCTCTGCCGCGTCTCAGTCAGTTCCGCACCGGCGCGGTTGCCGGTACCACCATCGCAAAGCTCGTGCGCGATCGCAGCAACCGTCTGGCAGGTGTGCTCCTGAGTATGGGCAAGGGCTCTACGGCAGCGCCACTGTTTGTTCCGTGCCTGGATGATGGGCATCTCATGGCCACCGTACCCCGCGTCTTTGAGGCCGAGATGATCCCACCGGCACCCCTGGATGCATACCTGACCTTTTACCGTGAGCTCGCCAAGACATATCCCGCTCTGGCTCCCACAGAACTCCTGGCGCGTCTAACAGATGCCACGCAGATCGTTGGATTCCGCACACAGGTCGGCACCGCAGTGCCTGTCGCAGCGGGTCCCGTGGCCGCCGCGGATCTCCCCATTCAGCAGCTGGATGCCTTCCCCTGGGAACGCGATGCGCTCATTCTCAAGGCGCCCGATGCACCCGTGACAGCCAGTGCGGCTCTGGAAGAGTCCACTGCATCGGCGGAAGAGCAGCTCGCAGAGGCATATCAGATTCTGCGGCTGGGGTTCAGCCGTTGGCTAGTGCGCGACCCCCGTGGACCCGAGCAACGGTCGGCCATTGCCCGGTTGATACAGAGTACTCTGCCGCTCTTTGAAAAGCGGAAACGGATGGATATTCTGCTGGAACCGTTAGTTCGTGAATGGGTTGCCGCGGTTCAAACCGAAGAGCGCCGGCCTCTGCCGCTTCTGCGTACAGACTGTATTGCCATCGCCGCGGAAGGTGATTGCAAGGATACCTGTCGGTGGAGTGGCGGGCGCTGCATGATTCATGCACCATTCCGTAAGGAGGGTACGGATCCCGTGCGCATTCTAACAGCACGTCTGAGTGACGAACTGTTGCGCTATCCGGCTCGGCGACGCGAGGTGCTGGATGCTGCTGTGTCAGTTATCCGCGCACCCCGCGGTGTGCTTCGTGTCGGCGACGAGCTCTATATGTCTACACAGTCGAAGGAGGGGCCCGCTGCCATTCTGGGGCGCCTTGGATTCACGGGCGAAATGACACTGACATTCCCCGAAGAGATGTTGCGGTTTGAGGGCATGGAAGAGGACGAAGAGGTGGCAGCAATGGCGGCACCCACTCTTGAAGAGGCTGCAGCTGCGGCTGCTGCAGCACAGAAGCCAGCAGGTCTGCCTGCGAGCTGGAAAGAGACAGGCCTGGACATACCGACACCTTCTCCCGCACTCTCCGTTGATGAAGCGCGTCGTTTGGCATTTGCGGCCGGTACGAACATTGATATTGAGACATGGGAGAGCTATGTGAAGAAACGGCGGGTAACCTACGCGCTCCCTGGTGACGCCGATCGTCCTCTGCAGTTCAGTGTCCAGGATCTGTACGTCATTGCGCGCATTGCGTCGTGCAATATACTGTTTGTTCATGCGGAAGCCGATGGACGTATCGTGGTAGATCGCTGGATTGCACCGAGTGACTCGGCCAAGGCGGTCAGCTACGCAATCTTCTGGGGAGCCCAGCAGCTGCTGGTTACAAAAGGTAAGGCATACCGCTTTTTGGCGCGTGACTTACCTGCTGATTTACTGCCAGCGCTGGATGGTGCGGCTCCAGTGCCCGAGGCGGCAGCAAAGGGGTTTGTGAATGAGCCGCCGGTTGCTGTTGCGGCACCGGTGGCAGAGGCAGAGGAGGCGCCCGTAGAAGAGGTACCTGCTCAAGGCATGGCACAGGCAGAGCAGGGAGTAGCAGCCGGTGAAGGCGACGCTGCAGTGCCGGCCTTAGTTGTAGAGGAAGGCGTGTGAGTCTGCTGACGGAGCCATCCCGCTATATGGTCTTTCCTCTTGAAGCCCTGATAGCCTGCGTCGATACTAGGCGCAAAAAAGAGCACTGGCACATGCCAATACTTCTCCTCTGAGATTGCCCACGCCAGCCCCGCACCCAAAAGAATGCTCCGTCCGAATGTGTACAAACGGACAATGTGATGGATCCGTTGTGCCGCTATCTCCTTTAACTTCTCTGACAGAGCGGTCCAAGACATTTCTGTCAGTGATTTACGGTCACCGCGTTTAGGTGCGACCGAAGAGCGGCACGCCCCGCGGTACTGCCGGCTCTGCCTCTTCCTCGGTGTCCTCCTCGTTGTCGGCACCGACGGCCTCAAAGGCGACCACCGGCGCGGAACCATCGTTACCAGGCATCGCGAGCGCCCGCGCCCGTGCCTCCATCATGCCTGCCACCTCATCATCCATGAAGTTCAGACGCGCGACCTGCCAACCCGAGTTCTCAGGATGCAGCACAACGAGTGCGAGTTCCGATACGACACAACCGTAGTACTTCTGGAGGATATATCGGTAGACGTTGAGCTGTAGCGAATAGTGCCAATAGTTCGTGTCAGGCAGATGTGACACCGGCCCAAGGCCACTCTGAAACTTGTTCTCTGTCTTCAGCCCCTCTGTGCGCTTCCAATCGTAAATGGCCAGAGTGCCATCGGGCTTCATGTAGACCATATCAATGGAACCGGCCACCTTGTGCTCCTCATCAAAGACGAGCCACTCAGTACGGAACGGTACAAACTTTGATCCGTGACGGCGCTGATAGTCCTGGAAGTACTCCCACTCGGCACCGGCCGCAGGTGTCCACTGGTCCACCGCCATGCCCGCCCAGCCATCCTCCATAGACCATGCGCACGCGTCACGCGGCTTCGCTGTGCGCTGATTCTCGTGGACGAGTTCGTGGGGCATCGCATTGTAAAAGTGCTCAATGTCCAAGTGCATTCGCGTACCGGCCTCAGAGGCCGTCTTACCCTTGTCACTCCACTGCTTCTTGATCGCATCGGCCGTCATGCCAAAGTACTTGGACTCGTACCACTTCGGTGACTTCATCATCTTCGCGATGACGGCGTCGGCGTCAAAGTGACCGAAGAAGTTGTGCAGAAAACCGGTGCAGCTCGTCCAGCCCTTGCGTGCACCATCAATCGTGTAGGTGTGGGACTCCTCCTCAAACTGAATGCGCTCATCGCGGGGATGGGCATTCAGGACAGCCAGGCGCTGCCAGCTCAGGGCTCCGTCAGTAATGGAAAGGGGCATCGTACCGGTATGCTGTGCCACCGCACAGTGGCGCCTCACCTTTTGCTAAAAGTGGACTATGTGGCGACCCGTGCGGGCAGCACGGTACGATGCTGGATGAAGTCATTACAGGAGGCTACGCATTCGGAAGTCTGGCTCACGTCGCTCTTCGCTACCAGGATATGATGCTCAACAACAAGGGCATCGGTCAGACAGCCGAAAAGGTCATGGGTGTGGAGCTCTATGTGCAGAAGGATCGCTACCATCCACCTGTCTACATTGGTACCGGTGGTTCTGGAGCCGGTATCGGCATTCCTGTGGGTGGCGGAACGGAGACCGAGTTCGTGCGTCTTCATAGCAAGTTCACTGATGCCGGCGGTGCCCTAGTATACAAACTACTGGGCGCCCTCGCAACCAGGTCAGATCTCTTGGATCAACACGGCCGATCAGTTGACGAACGTGGCGAACCAACATAATCTTAATCTGAGTGCGTTTCCTGTCCAGCTGCCTATGCGCATGCACACGCACGTGTGGCAGGGGGCAGCGTGGTGCGATCAGCGCTCGGCGCGCATCAGCCCCGTCAAAGCCGAGGTAGCGCGTGCTGCCGTATTGGCACGGCGCTGGCCTCTCACCGTCACAATGGGTGCGGCAGCGCTCTTGACGGTGGTGTTCGCACGTTAACGGTGACCACCTCCACTGCCGTGACCGCCACCTCCTCCCATGCCACCGAGACCACCACCATGGCCACCACCGACACCACCAAAACTGTGACCACCGAAACCGCCGCTACCTGCGTGGAATGTACCACCGGGGCCTAGTAGGTGTCCACCAGGTGCGGGGCCAGGCGGTCCAGGAGGATGCGGATGCGGGCCAGGATGCGGCGGATGCGGGCCAGGATGCGGCGGATGCGGGTGGTGACCACCATGCCACCATCCGCCACCCGTAGACCAGCTGCTACCACCACCACCACTCCACCACCACGGTCCCCACCACGGTCCCCACCAGTCACCCACAACCTCCACAACACGATCTTCACGGCTCGCAACACGCGCAGCTGCCTCCTTTTGTGCGTACCAGATCAGAAATACAACCGCGGCCAGAGCAACAAGGCCGATGAGTAGAGCACCCCCCATTTTCTACTTTATAGAGAGAAATGGATACCGTCCAGTGCCAAACTTAAGTACGTAGCGAAGCGAAGTACGTACCGTCCAGTGCCAAACTTAAGTACAGTACCCGCCCGAGGCAGGTACAACACTTGAAGACGGCACTGTGACGTTAACGATGAAGTGCCAAACAATTATGGCGCGGAGCGTCATGCTCTTAACTTTGGCACTTCACGGTACTTTGGCGGTTTCTTGCTAGAAGTGCTAAAAGTTAAGCTGACCGACTGAAAGGAGGTGGGCTTAACTTTGGCACTTCACGGTACCCTCAGACCGCGTTCTCAAGCACTGGAAGATTCACTCCTGAACCGGCGCGTTTTTGCCGCCCACGCTGTAGCCAATTTGCTGCCATGCACACCAACGCAATAAATGATTCCCAGAGCAATCATCGCATATACACCAAAATAAAGTGTCCCAATGATTCCTAGAGGATTATCATGGAGCCAGAGCATTGCACCAATGGCAGTGCACAGCAAACAGAGTAGCAGCATAGTCACTATTGCCCACTATTTTGTCCACGCCAATACTAACACAACAAATGCATAATCGTCGTGTTAGGGGGTATCATTGCCTTGCGTTCGTGTTTTGTCTCTACGTTTAGACGGTGCCTAGACCCATCATGATCTTGCCGATTTTGTTCTCACCGCCGACCACCGAGCCATCCACACGGACACCCACACCGAGCTCGTTGACCTCCGTACCGTTGGCTAACAGAATCTCACCACCGCGGGCCTTGATCGCATCAACCATCGCACGGAAGCGCGCGTCGCTGCCGTAACGCTGCGTTAGATAGTCGCGGTAAACATCCAGCTTCTGCGCATCCCACGCGTCCTTATTCCAGGCGGCCTTGTAGGCCTTCATCTTGTTTACACTGGATGCCACACGAACATCGGCGACCTCATCATCCACCGCCTTTGCCACAGCGGCTTCGTTACCATCCGCGCGGTAGCGCGTGCGTTCGGCCTCACGCTTCTGATGGATCGCACCCTCCACACGGAACAGCTGCGGGCCGAGCTCGGGCTTGTCTGTTGCGCGCTGGTACTTGGCGGCTGCGACAGCTGCCTCTACGCTGGGATACTTGGTCGTCGGCGTCACTAGATCCGTAATCTCCACCTGCGTACCGAGGGACATGTAACGGGGCCAGTCCGCTAGATCTGCACCGAGGCGCTCATCGGCCACCTTGTTGGCGGGGTTGACGACATAGGGAGCAGGAGGCGCAGCAGCAGCCGGCTCACCGAGCTCAATGACGTCAACCGCGGGGCCTTCTGCGGCTGCGGCCTCAACAGTAGCCACAGCAGTGGGAGGCACGGCAGCCACAACCACCGGCGCGGATACCGGTGCACCTGGAGGCGCCGGCCGCCGGTCGCTCCGCCGTGTGAAGATGAACCAACGGTGCATATCCGCCCATGCCCGCACCGCCGGCGTCATCTCATAGGCGTCACCCGCCGCCGCAGCCACGGCGATCGTCTCACCGAACATCTGTGTTGACGCCGGTAGACCGAGAGCTGCGCACTCATCTGCTGTCAGTAGATCCAGGCCGCACTCGGAAAACTGCTGCTGCAGATACGGCCAGGACACGAGGAACTCTGTCTTGGAGGTACCCGCCGCGGTAAAGTCCACGTCTACCGCGAGACCCAGACCCGCTGCCGAGGGCGGCACAGAGGAGCCGATGGCGGATCCATACCGGCGAACCATGCTCCAGACCTCCTGCATACCGTCGCGACCCACGGCTGTCGGCTCACGGAAGACCGCACGTGCCACGGCGTCACCGTCCAGGCCCCAGCCAACCACGTAGCCGCCGACCTTGGTCGTGTCGGCCAGATTAACGAGGAAGCCTGCCAGGGCATTCTCATCGCGGCAGGCATCACCAACGGTGCCGCGCGGTGCTACAACGACGTCAAAGCCGGCCGCTGCGGGACCGCTGAACGCAGCGCGGAGCAGACCCTGGTCCTCGGCCGTAACACCGGCCTCTCCCGCACTCAGACGACGCAGAGCATCGGCCTGGGCGAAGACCATGGGAGGTACGGATCCGCGACCGCCCAACGCAATCATCTTATCCAGGACACGCCTGTAAGCGCCCTCCACAGGATCGTTCAGATTCGCAGCATTCTGCGTGATGCCGAGCACGAAACCGACCCCTGTGGCCAACCAGCGGTTGAGATCACCACCTGTCTCCATCGCGAGGTCCAGCAGGCTGCCACCCGCGGGCACCGTCTTACCAAAGAGGAAGCGCCGCTTGATCCAATCATCCACGAAGTTGTGCAGGCACTGCACACGGAGAACATCACGCGTCGGTGCGCGACGACCACGACCCGCGGCAACGGCCGGTGGTGCCACACAGTACTCCACCGCACCTGTGCGCACGGCCTTCTCCGTGACGGGATTGTGAATGGAGTTCCAGATGGAGTTTGCCACCCAGTCCGCATTCATCGTGCCGCCCTTGCGACCGCCCTGTGCCTGCTGTGCGAGCCAGCGCTCCGTCTTATCGTGACGAACACGCAGAGGCTCCCAGCGCCACCCCGCGGCCCGCTCTGGATAGTAAGCCATCTCCACGATCATGTTGCTCTGGATGACATCGCCGTTGCGCGCACGCAGGATCTCCGCATCAGGGTCCAGTGCCACTGCCGCCGGTGCCGCACCCGCAGGGTCCCCCGCGCCCTCACCGATGGCCACGTAACAGACTGACGCGGAGGGGTCCCGCGGATCCGTGGGGCGGAACTCCACCTCGCGCCACTCACCCTCCTCCAGTGACATCGGCAGAGGCACCGATGGATCCATGACCGTCGTGCGCGGATCGGCCAGTGCGACATCCTTGGACGAACCCACAAAGAGACGCAGAGTCTTGAAACGCACCGTGTGGCCCGTATCCTCGCGGTACTTGGTTCCCACAGCCTCCACGCCGGTGGGCGCACCCGCCTTGTCACGCTCCCGCTCTACGAGGACCAGAAAGTCAATCGTGTTCTCTGCGGCCGGCTTCCACTTGAGCTGCTCGGCCCAGGTACCACGTCCAATGGGGAGCGGCGCCGCATTCGGCGTGAAGATGAGACCGTCAGTACTGTACGGCGCAGCCTTGGCGGCCTCCAGCACGGATGCAGCGGCATCACGGAAGATGCCAGCACCCGCACCATCTCCGACAGCGCGAAAGGTCTTGGTATTGATCTGTAGGTTCTGTGCAGGCGGCATACCACGAACGGTCTGGACCGCAGCAGAGAGTTCGGCCACCGCCGCCGCCATCACAGCCTGACGGGAGTTTGCGGCCGCCGCGGAGCCCAACATCGCACCCGCCACAAGGAACGGTAGGCCCGCAACAGCGAGATCACCCCCACGGCCCGCGAGAACATCAAAGGCGTAGTAGTGCGAGACCGGCTTGCCGCTGCGATCCCGGCGAATCCACTCGCCATCCAACACAAGGCCCGCGAGCTCACGCTTCGTCTCGCGTCCCGTGGCGTACACGCGACCGCCCGCGTCCACCAGGAACACGCGACCATTGTCACTGACGAAGAGCGCGCAGCGAAGCCCGTCGGCCTTGTCGGTCACATTGTACCCACCCGGCATGCTGCGAAGATTCGGCACACCCGGTTCGGGGGCAACCAGGATATTTCGGCGCTCCAGCGTGGCCGGCTGCGGGCCAGGATAGCGGAAGCTCTGCGGCTGCGGCCCCGCACGATTACGGTTGCTGCCCGCACGGCCGCCCCGCGGCCCACCGAGGACCGGCGCGAAGATGCGGTCCAGCGACTCACGCACGTAGTCCGCCGCGGGATTGCTGACGAGGACAAACGACCGCTGGCGACCCTGTAGGAGCCACGAAACGCCTCGCACGAGGAACCGCGTGGCCGCCTCTGCATCCGTCGCCTCACGCGCCGCCGTGAGTTCGGCCTCCACCTCGTAACGGGGCGCCGTACCAGTGATGCGCGCCTCCTGGAAGGTCCGCGTGGGGCGCCCCGCGTTCTCGCGCACGAGCGACACGTCAAAGCGCAGCGGTACGCCACCCGGTGCCACAAACTCAAAGCGCTGAATGTTGCGGAAGTGCTTGCCGAGGCGATCCCAGTTGGCAATCGCCTCCTTCACGCGGGCATCATCGGCAGCCAACGGCAGCTCCCGCTTGAGCTTGGCCTTGACCGAATAGGAGCCCAGCGTCACAGGCCCCGCATCGGCAATGGTCTCCTTGAGCATCGCCGTGAACGGCTTATCGGCGATTCGGTTGTCCCGACAGTAGGCCTGAATGGCCCCCGCCCCCTCCAGCGTAAAGCGGATATCGTTGCTGAGACAGATATTGAGTTTCACAATCTGCGGATTCTCGCGCATCCCGAGGCTCCGGAGATACTGGATTACGTCCTGCCATGCCGTCAGATCCACACCCGTCAGCATGGCCTCGTACTCTGCACCCGGCGTGCTCTTCCAGAGAGCGCCCAGGCGATTCAGCCCATCAAGATCACTGCGTCGTAGCTCCATCGTACTCTACCTGGTGCGGCGACTTGTCGCCCCGTCACCTTTAGGCGGCCCGCCGCCCCCACCCCAGCATAAAATTATGTCACGCCATACTAATCAGGCATTGGCCGCCACCGCACGCCCCGTCGTCACCTTCACGCTCACGCGTATTCCCTTCGCAATCATTGCGGAGCATCTCCGACGGGCAGCCGGTAGGACTCCATCCCCCGAGCTGGGTGCCATTCCATGGATCTACCTCAGCGGTTTCTACGCTGCACCGTCCGCTCCTCGCGGTCTTGCAACAGCAACACCCAAACGTGCTTTATCTACTCTGCCGCAGCCCTCCATCCTCTGCTGCGAACCCCTTCTCGGCAGTGACCCCCGGTCGGTCACCGCATGGACCGATCATATGACTGACACAGAGCGCAGCGCGAGTCTCTGTCAGTATTATCAACGATCGTTTGGTCTCCGCGGATCTATCCCCACCGACTGTACGCTCATGACGAGTCTACGGGGGTGGGGCCATCGCTGGCATGGGGAGCGTCAGTTTCTATGGGGTCTGGTAGACCCTTAAGAGATCGCAGAAGACGTGCCCAGTTATACCTGGTCCACAACTGTTGCCGCCCGCCTGTCTTAATCGCGTCAGGTTGGAGCGCCATCAATGCCTCCTGAATCTGTGCGACTGTCATCGCCGACATGGAGGGCGCCGAGGCGGCGGGAGCCCACGTCATGTCCACGGCCCCCGTCACCAGCGTCGGCCAATCCGCGGCAGCGACCTTCCATCCCTGCGACCCCATCATAACGCGACCCGACGTGCAGTTGATATTCACGACTGTTGACCCCACTCCGATGACCGTGACAGCATGATGCTCCGGCCACCAGAGAGCAACACGCAGATCTCGCATCACACAAATGTAATCAATGAGCGTGGCTGCCCGACGCACTGTGCGGGCATTCTCCCAGGCATCAGGAGCGGGATCGGCACCTGCTGACCGCGCACGCAAATCCTCCTCCAGATGCTTGCGAACCCATCCGCGCGTGCGTCCACTCTTCTCTTTCCACGCCTTCTCCGATGCATTTAGCAAACCCGAAGCGAGCTCCCTCTCAAGCTGTCGACGCACACCCACTGACGCACCGCGATACATCGGATCCTGCGCCCAGAGGACCAACGAAACTGTGTCCGCCACCACCATGCTGCTGTCCTCGTTCCAACCCGGCAACCAGGACAGTGGCCTCTCTTGCGGTATCATCGCAGCGGCGGTTGCGGTCGCCTTGGACAGCAACCGCTGGCCGCGCGCAGGATTGGCCTGAATGGCCGCGCTCATCTGATCCCATGACACGGATGCGGCGAGATTGCGTTCCTTGCCCATTACTCTCTTATCGTGACGCAACCCTTAGGCTGCGCTGCGACAGCTCCAGTTCATTCTGCTTAATGAACTCGTGTAAGCGTAAGAGGTCGGCAAAGACATCATCAGACACCTTCGTCAGATCAAAAAAGATTCCGCTGCGATTTTCCGAATACGTGACCTCGTGTTTCCTCAGAATCCGTGCAATCTCAATATGCTCTGCACGACCAAACTCCTTGACCGTCTCCGTAAACACACGACGGCGCTCATACTCCGCAGCATCCAGGGCAGGTGTTTGCATCTTAGAATCTCGGGAGGGTTCCGCCCATGATCTGGACCGCGACTTACAGCAGATAGGGCGATTTAGATAGCGTGGCATCCCGAATTACAAACACGATATTCATGAGACCCCGATTGCCCGTATAGAGTCGCACAACAACAGCCCCCTCTATCTTTTCGGCGATCAGTCGGGAGTGGGTCGTCGCCGACGCCATGCGCAGATAGTCAAACCGGAATTCGTCCACCACGGGGATAGGCCGCGTAAGTTCAATGCGGTACCACTCACCATCGGGGAGATCAATCCGTTGACCTCGCGCGTAACAGACTTCACCTCCACTCTGAAACTCGTAGGTCCGTGGCACGGCATCGTCAACCCAACGACGTCCTACAATGCCGGCCCACGGAAAATGCTGATTCAGGAGCTTGTTGGTATTCACAAAATCCTGAATGAACAAGTCTAAAGCAATTGTATCAGACATCCTGCCTTACGATGCGGTCTCCTTATGCAGTCGTTGCCGCAGCCGCAGCCGCAGCCGCAGCCACCTCAGCAACTCCCTCTGTCGGTGGCACCGCCGGCTGGAGTGCTGCTGCTACCTCGGCCTCTGCCTCAGCCGCGTGAGCATCCGCCGCCGGGGCGAGCCCCTCAAACATGCCGACCGCGTTAATGAAAGCGTCATTGGTCTGGTAACGGAAACTCAGGATCCGAATATGTAGACCCTGGCCCGCCTTGAGAGCATCAAACTCTGCGTTGCCCTCGTGATAGTCGCGCGGAAGCAGAATGCGCGCGGCCTCCAGCAGTCGCCCCTGATCCACAACGAGCACATATGCGCCCAGCTTATTGGCTGTCAGAACTCGCGCATCCACCATCATGTTCGCGTGCGGCTCAAAGCAGAGCATCTTGATCTTGCACTGAAAGAGGAAGTCGGCCGTAAATCGCCCGTGCTCGGCCTGCCCCATGCTCCGCGCAAGAATCTGGACAGAACCGGGGCGAACCCAGCCGTGAGTGTTACACTTACCCTCCAGCTGTTTGCGGAGCTTCTTCACCAAGAATCCATCCATATCATCGGCCGCTGCCCGAAACTCCGTGGGTGAGAGTGCAACACGCTGGTCAATATACACCGGCTTGAACAAGCTCATTCGTGCTTTCACAACAGCCATTCCCTACACGATTGTCATATTTACAGCCACGGGGTACCAACGCGAGCACTCACTTCTTGCCCTTTAGACCGGCCGTTGCCGCCGTCGCCGCCGTCAAAAACCACCGACGGTCACCCACACGCCGAGCATCCAGAATGCGACACAGGAACTCCATGTACAGACAAAGCGGCTGGTGAGTAATGTCCTTCATGTGTTCGGGACGTCCCGAACGTTTGCGAGCTTCGGCACCCTCTGCGATCCATGTGTCATCAGAATCCGGTAACATCAGCGCCGCCAAGTCACTATCACGACCGTTCGCTTGAAGAATGCGCACACGGGGGTGATGAACCGACAGATTGGATGTGTTGCCGCACTCCGCGCCAACCGAAGAGGGCTTGATGGGCTGCGTCTTATCCAGAGTTTTGAAGACCGTATCGTTCTTTTTGGCTGCCAGGAATCCGAAGAGAGGACCTGTGCTGGTCATGGGGTCCACAGGCGGCTTGTTGAGTTCGCGCTCCACGATCTCGGCGATCTTGGATGTACATGTGCCGAACTCTCCTTCTCCTGTGAGAGGCCGACAGTAGTACTCCACCGCCATTGTCTCGGGATTGTAAACTCTGTAGGCGATGATCTGTTTGGAGCGGAAGATGTCCATGGCGACCGTAGTGGCCAGATCTGCCATGGCGCTTCCTGCGGCTTCTTCTGTTGGCACGGTACTTGCAATCGCCAGAAGTGCCCGTTGATCGGCGTAGCGGCAGCGATCAAACCACCAGCGCAACGCAACACGCCGTGCTTCGGGAACCGCCGCATAACGCTCTAGGATCCAGGTCCACAGCCGCGCAGAGCTCCCCCCAGAAGAAGGTAGAGCTGCGGCTGAGGCTGCGCCGGCGGTAACCCACGCATGCCACTCAATCCATCTGGAGAGGGCTTCTGCTCCTGCTCCTGCTCCTGCTCCTGCAGCTGCGGCAGCAACAGGGACAGCAGCCGCATCTTCTACCGCTGCAGCATTTGCAGGCGCAGGCCCAGGTGCAGGTCCAGGAGCAGGGCCGCCGGCAACAGGGCCGCCGGCAACAGGTCTCGCGACGGCCGGTGCGACCTCTTCCGCGCGACCAAACACAGACAGCACAGGCGTCATGAACTGGCGACGAAGCTGGAAGGCCCGTGCATAGCGAAGAGACTGCGGAATCTCCGAATCGCGAATCTTGAGCGGCTGGAACACCAAGTAACCGGCTTTCTTGACCAAGAATCCCTCTACACCGTCGGGCCGTGTCAGTCGGAATCGGCGTCCATCTAGGAGCTCCATAAGTGCCTCCGAAGCGATTTCCCACGGCAGATCACCAAACACATCCTGAACGACGGTTTCGGGCACCATGATCTGATCTTCAAACAGCCGCCGCACGAATTCCTGCTTGGCCAGAATGAGGCGACGTGCATCTGAGACACTGAACGTGCTAGCATCCAGATGCAGCCCCTCCGCTTCTGTGCGCGCGACCGTCACTGCACACTCATGTCTGCACCGTTCGTAATCGCAGTACGTCGTATAGTCCACATCATTCGGTGAGTATCCGCCCATATCCTCACCGGCTTCATTGCGAGAACGCCGCTCGTTACCCTGTGCATCAATCTGGCGCCGCGGCGGCAGACCCGTGAAGGTGATGGCCTCCAACTCCAGATTGCAATCCCATGCATGACGCTTCAGGAGACGCTGCACGCGACCCACAGCCAACGCCTTGCCGATCGCCAGACGATAGGCGTACATATCCGCTGTTTCAAAATCGGGCACGCGGAGTGCATGGAGGTAGATCAGCGTGTTGTTGTAGGTCAGTGGAGGCACACCATCACGTGTTTCAACGGCCCGCAGCGGCGAATGCGAACAGTAACGAATGGCACGACCAATAATCTGGTCCGTGCGATTCAAGTGGTACCAGGAGTCCAGCACGTGCATCTCGCGAATGCACTTCAAATCCAGACCCTCAGAGGCCACCTGGGAGCCCAACACAACCTTAACCTTGCCACCGACAGCGCCCCATTCGTCGTCGCCCCAGTAGGCCGCCTGGCGCACGAGACCCGCGAACTTGGGTGAGATGTCCTCCTCAGAGGTCAGCAGTACATAGCAGGCGGGGCGGAACGGATGACCCGCGGCCCCGTGACCGGCACCACCGCGGTCACCGCAGATTGCGCACACAGGGGCCACCGCAGGCACGCCCGTCAACAGCGGCGCCAGACTCCCATCCGCTAGGCGACGCTGGAACCCCGCCCGCTCCAGAGCCACGGCCATCGGCAACGCACCGCCCTTGATGTACCGACTGTAAGCAAAACAAATGCCCCGCGCGGACTTGATACTCTCCACAATCGCGTGAATCTTGGGCGCATGGAGGCGCAGACCCTCACCGGCAAAGACACTGTCCGCATCAAACGCGCCCTCTGGTTGCGGCTTCGGTGTAAACTGACGGAGACGGTTTTCGCCGCCGCGTGTGACTGAGCTGACGAAATAGTTCTCCCACCCCGCACTGCCGTACATCTCATTGGGATATGTGATATTCGCCATCTGCATACGGAGATCCAGCATGACGTCGCGGATCTTGCCACCCTCTTCGCCTCCGGCCGCATCACCAGGGGCCTGCAGAGCCCGCGATGTGCTGGCACGCAGCACACGTTCCGGTGGAGACCCCACCGCCGGTTCTGTGAGTACTAACGGAAGCGCATTGAGCGCCGCTGTCTCATGCTCAGAGAGCACCACGGGATTCTTCGTGGCCGACACGGCGGGCCACAGCGCCGCGGGTGCCTCGGGCGCAGTCAGAGGACGCATTCGCAGCGGGAACGTGAACGGATTCTCACCGCGCATGTAACTGACATAATTCCTTGCGAGCGCCTCCAGAACACGTTCGCGACCAGGACGCAGATCACCTTCTTTGGTGAAATAGTCCCCCACTTTGAGTGCGGCACTCTCACGCTTGGTATCGTTGAGCAGCAGGTAGTTCAGCAGCAGAATGATCTCTGGCGCCGAGTTGTACATGGGCGTGGCCGTCATGAGGACGAGACGCATGCCCTCGGTTACCAGGCAGATTCGCCGCAGATAGGGATTCAGAGCCTTGCCCGCGGCGTTTTCAGCGGCATCGGCACCTCCCGCTGGCCCCTCCGCATCGGTGGCGTCTGGCGCGGGTCCTCCTGCGGTTGCGTCGGCAGCCGAATCGCGGAGATTGTGCGCCTCGTCAATAATGATGAGATGATCGCTGAAGAGCCGACGTAAGATCTCATCTTCCGCAGCACGCCGCGCCGCCGCATCCGTTAGACTCGCGGGCAGGCTCTGCCGCAGCGTTCGTTCAATCCAGTTGGCAAACGCCTGGTAGCCCGTAATGGTGTATCGGCTGCGACGATCCTCCTCCACCTTGTAGGTTACCGCCCGCAGATCCGCAGTCTCTGTCAGACCCAGACGATCCAGATAGGAGGTGCCCGTACACTGTCGCGTCTGCCATCGCCCTTCTGCTGCATTCCAGCGCAGAGCATCAGGGTTGAACACGGTGCGCTTGAAGTTTTCCTTGAGTGCCTGCGGCACGAGGACAATCACTTTGTTCTGTGGGTTCACGGCAAGAAACTGTTCGGCAATCGTGACGGCGCTACATGTCTTACCCACACCAACACCGTGAAACAGGAGCAGACCCATGTACGGTGTCAGTGGATGCATGAAGCGCGAGACGATGCGCTGAACCGGTGTGAGTTCAAACACACGTTCGGCTGCGCTGCTCGAACATGGGTCTACGAGCCCCTCGGCTACAGCCGCCGCAATGGCGCGGGCTTCATAGAACTCACGCTTGCTGAAGAGGCGTGCGGCAAACTGGGGATCTGCAGGATCCGGGTACAGGCCCGCCATCTCTTCGCGTGCTGCGGATGGGCCACTGGGCCACGCTGCAGCATCGGTAGCGCGGGACTTCATCTGCAGCAAAATCTCTTCGCGCAGCTTCGGTTCCGTGACCTTGTCCCATGCTTCTGAGATAAGCTGGGGCGTGGTCATCGCCCGATAGATCTGCTTGTAGTTTGTGGCCGCTGCTACGCCTCCTGCCTCACTCATTGCCTCTAACTCCGCGCACCATTTTAACTGCCCTTGAATCATCGCAAGCTGTTAGTCATCTGTGAATTCCGCTGAACCAGTTCGCGGACCTGCCAGCCGGTCAAATCCGATATGCGCTTGTACATTTCTCTCCTTGCTGCGTTATACACTCCATAATAGTCATCCCATTCTTTCCTAGAAACAGGGTTAGTCTTGAAATCACGGGCAGAATTCATATCTGGAGATTCGGGCAGCGTGACACGCAACGATGAAATAGTAATGCTTCCAAGCATAACACAGGGTGTACCAGGCGTGAATTCCAGGTAGAACGCGCGGTCCCACCCCTCCTCCTCAAAATAGACACGTGGTGAATCGTCGGTGGATTCCATAATGCGGGATAGCTCACAAATGGCTATGATGTACTCCATCGTAAGATACCCATCAATTTGGTGTCATCCCAGTATTTCGCAGCAAGCTCCTCGAGTGTCTCGGGTTCACGTGCTTCCCCCAACATCCCTCCAGAAGCCAGTGTTGTTTGATCTTCACAGGATCCGCGAGTTCCCAGCGAATTCGCGTTCCCGCTGCATTGTTGCGACTGCCTATATACCAACTGTAGTTGCCCATCGAACTGTTGGTTGACCTGTTCCCCATCAGCTGTCAACTTTGCGCAATGGCCGCTGCAGCCGCGTAAAGTACGGCCCGTTTCTCCGTATTGTAATCGCGAATGAGCGCAGCGGCCTCTTCCACAGTACACCAACGGACATCACTAATCTCGCGGTTCTGATCCGTATTCATGGGATCCACACGGACCTCCAGAGCAGCCGGCGCCTCCGCCAGCCAGTAGCGGTGACGGTACTGAATACCATTAGAACCAACATATTCCTCCAAGAGTGGATTCTTGTCAACGATGCGCAGATGTTTGCTGGCCACGCCGGCCTCTTCGTAGGTTTCCCGGAGTGCGCAGGCAATCTCCGACTCGGAAGATGAGCGTCGCCCTTTGGGAAAGCCCCACTCGGGCTCGGTCCAGGCCGTTTTGGATGCAGCGACGGCTGCGGCCAGCGCTCCGCGAGAACGCAGAACTTCAAACTTCGCCTTGGCCTGTTCATATTCGGCCATATACCGTCGCGTAGCCGTGCCGTTCCACAGATCACGCCACAGATCCGGAAACGGCCGCGTCATGAGCTGCTGGCGCTCGGCAACAGTCGCCTGGTCCACAAGCGCCTGAATCCCCGTGAGATCCCAATTTTCGTACTTTCCACGCATAATCTCAATGAAACCGATACTCACACGACGGCGGACTAACAGAAACTGAAGTGTCCGATCACTTTCACGATGCCGGTACGCCACAATCCCCAGTGACGTTATCGGCTCCGTGCATTCGCGGAAGAAATGTCCAGCACGCCCACAGTTACTGCATACACTGCTCATGGCCCCTTACGGGGTCATGACCAGTGTCGTTTAGGTGATCATGTTTTGCATCACTCCCCCTGAATAGAGGATATGCATATACCACCGGAAATCTGGGGACCCATATTCTGGTGCACCATGCACATTGTGAGCATGGGCTATCCCGACGAACCCAGTTACTCCGAGAAGAAGGCGGCCAAGGAGTGGTTCAATGCTCTACCGTATTTGCTACCGTGCACAGTTTGCCGCGAGCACTTTCGCGAAGTTGTACTAGCCATGCCTGTGGAAACCTGGTTGGATAATCGCAAGAGTCTGATCTCGTGGGTCTGGCAGGTTCACAACAAGGTCAACGAGCGTCTGGGCAAGCCTGGTGTCACAGAGGCCGAGTTCTACAAGCGCTATCAGGAGATGGCCGATCGCGGTCTGCCCATTCCACCTGCGGCACCGACCTCCGAAATCGCCGACGCGAAACTGACAGAATCCTATGCGCAGGGTGCCGTTCACGCGGGAACTGCGATTGCGATCACCGCCGTTGTCGTGGGACTTCTGTGGTATTCGTACCGGCACAAGGGCGCCTAGGGCGAATCACGATCGTCCTCATCACTCTCATCCTCATTGGACGCCGGCGGGCTCAGGCAGCGCCGTCGCCCGCGCCTCCTCGGCACGCCATGGGCGCGGCCACGACCAACAGGTGGACAGGCACGATCTCCGTCAACGCCTGTAGGTTACGCTGGAGTGAAGTGACCTGAATCAAAATGGTAGGATATCCAGGAATAAAGAACTGGACTGACGCAAAGGGATCCTCATCCAGACCCAGAAGGAAGGAAATACGATACAGATACGCCTGTTAGTTGCTGATAGGTCATTATCAGCGTATCAACAAGAACACCGTAGCCCGATTTCTCCGTATACACGCATCGCACGGAATTCTCACCGAGTTTCTTGATTGAAAGAGTATCATCCGTATTGGGATTGCTGCGAGCCAAGCCGTTCGTCCCCCGTCGCAAGAATCGCAGCAGAATCTCGTGATGCTGGGGCATACTGTTGCGCTTCAGATGGGGCGGGCGCCTTAATCCGTGGATTCTCTCTTCGCTCTTCTCTCTGTCCAAAGCAGAGTACCATGCCCCGCAGAGCCATTCGTGAGATTGAAGTCCACGCACTGGAGTCCGATGCCGAGTTCGCGAAGAACGAAGGCAAATTCTTTGAAGTCCAGAAGGACACTACCGTCTTCAACGAAGACGTAGATGTCTATGGTATTGCGCATCCCGATGACGTGGCCGCTGGCAAACCGCGGCGCAAACTGTTGGCCAAGTTCCGCAAGGGGGTCTTCAGCCCCGAACAGGTTCAGATCGGCTGGGATGCCTTTCGTCTTCTGGCGATTCCGAGCCGTAACCGCGGCGCGGCTGCGGGTCCTATTGATCTCAAGGGCACCTACTGGAGCCGTCGTAAGCCCGTGGAGACGACGGGGTGGTCCACCCGCTACATGCAGAACGGCAAGGTCTCAAAGATGCGCGTCAACAATGTGGTTGCCAGCGGCGTCATCGGCAACTATGAGCGCACACCCTTTCTGGGCCAGCCGTGTCGCATGACGGGCTACACCCGCCGTGGCCTCAAACAGTACCTGCACGGCGTCCCCTTCATTGAGGCCATTGACGAGAAATTCAAGGAACTCGTCCCCGACGCCTGGCGCAAGCAGCACGCACTGGCCGCCAAGAAACCCATGTATCAGATCGGCGACACGGCTTTCAGTACTCTCACGGTCAACATGAATTTTCGCACGGCGCTCCACAAGGATGCCGGCGATTACAGCGAGGGGTTCGGCAATCTGTCGGTCATTGAATGGGGCAAGTATCATGGGGCTGAGACGCTGTTTCCCCGTTTTGGTGTCGCCTTTAATCTGCGCACGGGTGACTTTGTTGCTATGGATGTCCACGAATGGCATTGCAACGGCCCTATCCTAGAAACAAAGGAGGATGCTGCATTCAACAAGAGTCTACCCGACATTCGTACCCGCGATGCAGAGACGGGTGTCGTTGGCAGCCAGGAGCTCTATCAGCGTATCAGTTTCGTGTGCTATTACCGCGAGAAGCTGACAGAGTGTATTGAAAAGGACACACGAGATTATTATCAGAAGATTGATTTCAACCTCAAGGAGGAAACGGCCAAGGCCCGTCGCGCATCGCTGCCCATTCTGCCGATTCCTGGTGTCACGGGGACTCTAGAAGACGCACAGGAGGCCATGGCCGCAGCTGGCAAGGGCGGCAAAGCTCGCGAGACCCGCAAAGCCCGTCGCCGTAACAAGACCGAGAGCGTCCGCCGGCGCAGCCATTTCCTCTAAGCAGTTAGATGGAACCGCCACTGCAACAGAGCAGCGATGCCGGCTGGGCCGAACGGTGGGGATGGGAGATTCTGTTAGTTGTCGCAGCTGCGGGCTGGATTCTCTATGAGATCTGCGGTCGCGCAGCCTTAGAGTGGCTCAGCCAGTACACGCTCTACATTCGTATTGCCGGCGGTCTCCTGCTGCTACTCTATGTCTGGTGGCAGTTCCGCCAGCAGTCACCTCAGGCGCGTGATACGCTAGATCTCGTGAAGCAGATGATGTTGGAACGGAGCACAGGGGGCACAACCCGCGAGAAACGTAACGTGAGCAATCTCATGAAAAAGAAGGTCGCCGCTGCACAGAGCTGGAAATGCGGTGCCTGCGGTTCCATGCTAGATGAAACCTTTGAGGTGGATCACAAGCTCGCACTCTTCAAGGGTGGCTCCAACGACGAAAGCAATCTGGTGGCCCTGTGTCCCCACTGCCATCGCAAGAAAACCGTTGAAGAAAGATTAGCCTGAGGCGTTAGAGGATGAACGCAGCAGTTCCCGAATCCACTGGTCTTTTCGGTGCTGTGACACAGCGCCTGGAAGGTGCCGCCGCGATGGCGGGTCCTGTACAGTACGCGATCTGGGCCGTCGTGCTGGGTATCGTGATTGCCCTCGTGTTACTAACAGTGGATTACTTCTATCCCTTTCTGCCGATGAATCCCGTCACGGGGCCGTCCGCCATCGCACGTGCAGGACAGCGCTTCTGGAAGAAGGTGGATGCCGACACCGAGAACCTCGTGGTGCCCGCCGACGAGTCACCGACGAAGGCGTCTGGTCAGTACTCGGTGTCCTTCCAGCTCGCCATTGCGGATAGTCGCACACCGAGCCCCGGCAAGTTCCGTCACATCGTGCACCGTGGATCCAATCCTGTAGGTCTCTCTGCCAGCACTGCGGGGAGCACGGGGCACGCGGGTATCCAACCCGCCGATCTGCCGCAACCCGGTGAACCGACCTACACGGATCTGGGACTGCCGCAGGTCATGAATCCTGGTATCTTCTTGGATAAGTACAAGAACGATATTCACGTGTTTGTACATACGAAGGGCAAGGAGGAGGGCATGGAGGTCCTCTATCTGGAGAGCGCAACAGTGGAAGATGTGCCCATGAATACGCCGATGAACCTCGGTATTGTCTGCATGGGACGTTCTCTGGAGATCTATGTGAACTGCCGTCTCTACAGTACGTTGCTGCTCCGCGGTGCGCCTTACATGCCAAAGGCGGATAACCAGTGGTTTGGCCGCTATGGCGCCTATCCGTTTACGGGCGTAGTCAAGAATCTGACGCTGTGGGGTGCACCGTTGGGTTCCAGTGACTACATGCAGATGTGCAGCGGTGCAGGGTCGCTGGGTGACATGCCGCAGACCTGTTCTGCGCCTTCTTCCTAAATGCGTGCCTCAGAGTAAGGGATGAGCTTCAACGCAACCGCAGCAAAAGAATTCGTGTTAGGTGGTGCAAAGTCGGCAGCGATTGCTCTCGGCAGTGCGGCCCAGACGCCGTATCTGATGCCCGTGTTTGTTGGCGTCGGCGTTCTCGTGATTATAGCGATCATTGTCTTTGTCGCGCTTCAGTACGCAAAGAGTGGTGCCGCCGCGCATACGTTGGGTCCGATTGATCTCTGGCAGCCAGGATCCAGCACAGTCGTGTCACGCACAGACACCAAAAAGTACATGACGGGTACTTGGACCCTATCGTTCTATGTGCGCATTGATGCCGTGCCCGACATGCGCGCCGAAATCCCCTTTTTGACGTGGCCAGGCACATGGGCCATCCATTACAATCCGGCCCAGGAGCAACTCGTATGGCTCATCTCACCGACGCCCGATGGTAGCTTCGGTGCCAGCAGTCAAGCCATTCCCATTCCAGATGTGCCGCTTCAGCGCTGGACGCAGGTCACGTTAGTTCAAGAGGGACGTTCGCTGGACATGTACGTCAACGGCGTGCTCAAGAAATCGGATCAACTCGCGAATCTACCGAAAGGGGCGGCGGGTTCCATAACTATCGTGCCGAACAACATCATGGGGCAGGCCGCACTTATCCAACTCTGGAATCGTCGCCTCAATGGTGGCGACATTGCGGCCAACTATGCGGCAACCTCTGATTCACAGGGACGCCCGCTCTTGGGCCCCGGTTTCCTGCAAGCGCTCAAAGGCGTTTCTATTCCGAATCTCTTTTGCCCCTCGGGCAACTGCTCTGGCACCAGCCCATCGGCGCAACCTTCACAGACATGGGAGTTTCCCTATGCGTAAATCGTTGTCCCGGTTAGAAGATGGATCAGGTCACCGAGTTTGTAAAGCAGAACAGCAGCACGATAAGCACAGTCGTACTGCTGATCGCCTGCATTGCGGTTCTGTACTACGTGTACCAGTACCTCTATCCTGCGGAGGATCCGACCTACACTGCGTTCCTCAAGGGTGAGGCCGATGCGCGCAAGGGGGTTCCCGTCAAGGGCAAGGTACCCGCCATCTACACCGGCGGTGACTTTACACTGAGCTTCTGGATCTATGTGGACGACTTCAACTACCGTGCGAGCAACTACAAGCATCTTTTCAGCATCCAGCCCACGCTAATCACCAACACGTCGGTCTGCCCTATCGTCGGTGTGCTGACGCCGCTCCAGAACAATCTCATGGTTCGTGCCAACACGGTGTCCAGTGGTTCTGCTGGTGCTGCCCCTGCACCCGGTGTCGTGTCGCCCGCCGCCGGCGGCGCCGGCCCCGACATCACGGTGTTCCAGAATCTGACACAGCTGCTGGGCGGGCAGACCTCTATCTCCATGTTCCAGAGCCCGACGGAGGCCCCCTGCGACGTGCGCGAGGTGCCGCTCCAGCGCTGGGTCTGCGTGACCATCGTCAGCAGCGGACGTGTTCTGGATATCTACATGGATGGCAAGCTCAGCCGCAGCTGTGTGCTGGACAGCGCGGTAAATGTCCCCCGAGGCCAGCTGGAGCTGCGAATGTGCGAAGCCGGCGGGTTCGGTGGCCGCGTCTCCTCTGTGCAGATGTGGGGCGCGCAGCTGACCCCCGATGTCATCTACGGCATCTACATGATGGGGCCGACACAGGCGCAGCACAACATCTTCACGGATGTGGCCAAGTGGCTGAATCTGAATGTTAGCTTCACCGGTTCGGCACCCGGTCAGCCGGTGACCCCGCAGGCTCCCACGAATCCCTTCCAGAGCATGTACCAGCAGGGTTCCGCTGGACTCCAGTCGGTGGAACAGAGCGCCTCGTCACTGATGTCGCGCTTCTGAGCGAAAATCGCGCCGGCCGTTAGAGGATGGACGTAGCCAAACAGCTATACAACTGGGTACTCGGTACTTCGGCTCTGGCCCAGATCATTCAGACCGCACTGTTGGTCGTTGTTGCTTACACCGTGCTAATCATGGGTAACGGTGTCATGAATGCGGCAGAGACATATGCACAATCTACAACATCGCTGCTGCCCTATCTGTACGATGGTCCGCAGGTCATCTACCAAGACCCGAATCAGAAGGGCGCCATCACGATCTATCCGTCAGTGAATGCACCGACGGGCCTGGAGTTCTCGTACAGCTGCTTTCTCTTCATCAACAAGTCCACGTTCCAGACGGGCACCAAGGGTCTGAAGCACATCTTTCACAAGGGCAGCCCCGTCTATAAGCCGCTGATGTGTCCTGGCGTTTTTGTAAAGAGTAACGATAACGTGCTGGTGGTCTACATGAATGAGGCGGAGACCTGGAACACATACTGCGAGATCCCGAATATTCCGATCGGCAAGTTCTTCCACCTGGCCATTGTGGTTCGCAACATGAATGTGGATATCTACATCAACGGTAACATCGTGCACCGCATGACGCTCAAGAGTGTCCCCCGTCAAAACTTCGGCGATGTCTACGTATTCAAGACAGAGTCCTTCAGTGATGCAAATACGAACAAGGATGATCCGCTGATTGTGAATGGTGCCGCTACGGGTCTGATCTCTACTCTGCAGTACGCTGGCTACGCGCTGAACTACGAGCAGATTGACAAAATGGTCCGCGCGGGCCCGTCCACAAAGCTGGTGTCAGCCTCGCAGAATCTGCCGCCGTATCTGGCGGATAACTGGTGGGTAACGTATTATAAGGCGTAAGCGCAGCCTAGGCGTACAATGCCTGGTATTGGGTGTCGCATGGCGCATGGCCTATGCGCAGCCCTGGGCCTCCCGAATCACCATTGCCTTATGACCTGTGCGGTCTCATAAGGCAGTGTTGAAACACACGCAGACGGTAGAGGTATGCCAGGTGGCGGTCAGTTAGCACTGGTTTCTGTCGGCGCACAGAATACGAATTTTAACGGAAACCCCGAAGAAACTCGGTTCTATAAGGTGTTCAAGCGCCATACGCACTTTGCACAGGAGAATATCACAATTCAGGTGGACGGCCCCAATGAACTCCAGATGGACTCACAGATCCGTGTGCGTGCCAAGCTGCCTCGTAACGCCGATCTGCTCACGAATCTCACCTACGCGTTTGAACTGCCCGCGATTTACAGCAAGATATATGCGGATGCCAGTGGTAATCCACGAATTCCCGCGTTTCGCTGGATTCATCAGATCGGCGCTCACTGCATCGCGAATGTAGGTATCTACATCGGCGGCACCAAGGTCCAAGAGTTTCCAGGAGAATGGATCGCCGTACGCGCCACGGTAGACTATCCTGCAGATCAGTACCTCAAGTGGCGCCAGCTCGTCGGCGATGTACCTGAGCTCTGTGAGCCTGAGTGGGGCATCTACGGCCGCTCGCCGAATTACCCGTTCCAGGCCGGCGAATATCCCCACTGCGTCTATGACCCTACGCAACCACAGGCCACGCTGGCACCGAGTATTCCCGCTGCTACGATCCGTGTACCACTGCCTTTCTGGTTCAGTGACGCGCTCGGCAAGGCACTTCCGTTGGTTGCGCTGCAGCTCCACGAGGTTGAAGTCCAGATTACTCTGCGGTCACTGCGTGAGCTCTATCGCATCACAGAAACCGCATACAATCAGGAGCCTGCACGCCCTGGTCGCACGATCCTGCCCGACGGGGAGTTTCCAGACAACTATGATAAGTCGCCTCCCCTGCCGCCGCCGAATTGGAATCTCACGCTCCAGAACCAGTATATTTCCACCGACAGTGACCCCGTGTACTCTATCCGTAACTACTTCACGCCGCCGACCTCTACTCCTGCAGTCGCACTGACGGCAGGCAATGAAGGCTTCGTCATGAATCCACGCCTAGAGGGCAACTACATCTACGTCACTGAAAAGGAGCAGGCCATGTTCGCCAGTCGTGCCCTACAGTTCCTCGTCCATCAGGTCCAGTACTTTCATTTCCCAACTGTAGTCAGCCGTACAAGGTTTGATCTGGAAATGTACGGCCTGGCTACACGCGCACTCTTCTTCGCGCGCCGCAGCGATGCGCTAGAGAGTCGCAACGACTACGTGAACTTCAGCAACTGGAAGAGCCGGTCCCAGGCGCCCTTTGCGCCTCTGGACGCTGCAGTGGCGACCCCCAACGCGGGTCTACTGGTGCCCTACTACAGTCACCCCGCGTGTCTCTCTTCTGCGCGGCTTCTGCTGGCCGGTAACGAATACTACGAAGAGAAGCCGGCAGAGTTCTTCGGTGTTCAAGTCCCGTTCGTGAATGCGACAGGACAGGGATTCGCTGCAGGTCTCGGTGGTCTCCGCCCCAGTGATGTCATGGGGCCCATCTATCAGTTTCCCCTGGCCCTGGACCCCAGTGACCACGTGCAGCCCTCTGGTAGCATCAACGTCAGCCGTGTTCGCGAGGTTCAGCTGGAAGTTGCACCGACCCCTACAGATCCCAATGGTCAGTATGTCTATGACTATACAGTCTATGTAGAAACCATGAATCTCCTACTCATCCAGAACGGCATGGGTGGTATGGCGTGGGCGATCTAATGCGTCACCGGCTAAACGGCATGGGCCACCTGCCTAGCAAGATGCAGACACCCCGAATCTCTTACTGTTCACCGCTCATGAACCGACATTGGCAGCTACGCGAAACCCTGGCTGCCAATCTCCGTTGCGTGGCGGCCTTTAAGGGTGCCGTTGACTGGGTCATTGTCAATATTCGGCGGGCCGATGATGTCAGTGGTACGGACTGGCAGGCGAGTCACGATCTTATTCTCAGCGAGGGTGCTGTCGCACTAGCTGCCGGTCATCTGCTGTACTATACTACGGTGCTGCCTGAGTGGAATCCGTCATGGGGCAAAAATCTGGGTCTCTTCCTGGGTCGCGGCGACTTTCTGATCAATCTGGACATTGACAACTTCATTTCCATCAAGGATACTGCCAAGTTGCTGGGTCTAGACCTAGATCGTATGATCTACCACGGATTTGATGGTACGTATGGAAATGGAACACACGGGATGGTAGGCACACCACGGTCACTCTTCTTCGCTGTGGGTGGCTACAAGGAGGATCTCATCGGCTATGGTGGAGATGATTGGGATTTTCTGACACGCGCCCACATGGTGGGGCGCCTGCCGGTGCAGACCTTCGCTACGCGCAAGACTATCCAGAATGATGCAGATCAACGAACTGCTAACATTCGGTGCACTACGCTGCCACTGGAAGAGCAGAATCGTCTCAATGTGGAGAGAGCCCGCGCCGCAATCGCAGCAGGTCAGATGACGTGCGAAAACTCTGTAACTCGCCAGTGTGTGATTCACGATCACCAGGGAACCCGAGTTGCCCTAAATTCTGCGTAGAACACAGGGGAAGAAATGCCATCGGTGAGGAAGACACACAAGGCACCGAAGCTGCTGCTGCAGACATTCTGGACGGGCAAGCCGCTGTCGCGCCTGGAGCGTGCGGCTCTCCAGTCCTATACGAATCAGGGCTACACGGTGCACGTTTACACGTATAATCCACTGGCCGAGTTCAAGCGTAACGTGCCGCGCGACCCGCGCATCGTTGTGCACGATGCCCGTGAGATTCTGCCTGAGGCGCAGCTCTTTCAGTACGCCGGTCGTGCTGCCGTCGGCAAGCGCGACGATGCCTACAGTTACCTGCCGTTCTCGGATCTCTTCCGCTTCACAATGCTCGCCAAAAACGGCGGTGCCTGGATGGACCTGGACATCTTTCTGACACGGCGGATTCCTGCGTCGGTTCTCAAAAAGCCCTATGTCTTCAGCAGCGAGCGCACGATCCAGGCCGGTGCGTACAAGATGAAAGTGCCCGAGATTGTGGACATGGGATTCATCAAAGTGCCTGGGCCAAACTCGCCGTTGATGCGCTGGATTCTGGAGCACGTGCCCACGGGTCTTCTGGATCTCAAGACACCGTTTGACTATATGAATCTGTACCGCAAAGGTATAGCAGCGCTCGGCTTGGAGCGCTACGTGTTACCTGCAGAGGCCTTCCTGCCGCTGAACTTCTGGGATGTGAAGGACAGCTTCGGTGTGGGCGCCGGCGAGGCGGGTGTCTGCTACCGAGCCAAGTACGGCACTGCACCTTTCTGTGTAGATGATCTGCGGAAACCCGGTGTATACGGAGTGCACTGGTTCCGTGCGATTCTGCGCAAGAAGAATCTGCCCTATGAGCGCGCGGCAAACCGCACCACAACTGACAATCTCTACGAGCGCATGATTCAGCAAATTGAAGACGATGCCGGCCTTGCGCGGAACGCGCTCTAACGCATCTGAGTCTGTGCAAGAACATTGTGGAGCCGCTCATCAGCTGTCTGTGTCAAACGAAGGATGAGAGTACGTTGATCCGTATTCTCATCAATCGTGAAGTAGCCATTCCAGTCACCGGCCTGGAGAACCACGTACTTCTCGCGGATCGGCCCGAAGAGGATATAGTGATCCTCAAGTGCCCGGCTCAACGCAGCCTCTGTAATGCCGTACCCCATGAGATCTCTGCGATACTTTACGCGGAATTCTAGCGGTGTCTGCGCATGGGGTGCGCGATAGTGATAGAGACGGCCAGGAGCAGTATGTTGGTACGGGAAGTCCTGACGTGACATGAGAAACAGATGTGACGGTGGTGCTGCTGCTGCTGGTGGTGTATATGCTACACCCCCTCCCAGAAGCGCGGTGATAGATGTGCCAATCGCTGCCAGAGTACTGCGGATCATCGTACTATTCTATAGGGGGTACAGGCCACCCGTCACGTTTAGTCATCACACCCCTCCTGCACCGTAGGCAGCGGAGTATTCAGCCAGCCTTTGTACCCAGCTGCTGTCAGCCGCCCGAGGACACCAGGCGCCCATGTTGCCGCAAACTCGCTCAGATTCCGCGCGAGCACAAACAGGGTCAACCGAAAGGGGTCTGACACCACACTGTATGCATACTCATTGCCCGTGACTGGTTCGAGCTCAAAGATCCAATAGGGTGCCCCGAAGTTGCCCGTGTTCTGCAGATGTACCGTGCTCCGAGCCATTGACAGAGTACTGGCGCTCGCGATTCCATACAGAGATCGTACCATTGCTATTCAGGCCATAGTCAGCGGTGACGCAAGTACTCGCGTTTTCAAACGTGGCGACCACGGCCAGATCACTGTAGGCCTGGTACCAGCTGCCCCTGGTTTAGACTGACAGGGCAAAATCGTGTCCGATCGGTAGAGAATGCAGAACGGTCGTCTGAATCTGAGCAACATGCGTCCATCTGTGTCGGGTTCCATTGATGGTCTGCCCGGCTTCGGTCACCGTACGCAAGTTGCGCCTACCGAGGCAGCGGACCAGATTCGCGGCAACATGCTGGCAGATCCGCTGAATCAGGCCTATTTCAGTCCCGCCAATGTTCAGATTATGCAGAACAAGATCCGCTACGAGGTCTACGAGCGGTCCAAGGGCGAGTTTCTCATTGACCCCCAGTCAGCTGATGAACTCCTGACCGTCATGCGTGCCATGTATCTCCAGTATGCACGTCATCGCCCCGATGACATTGCAGGGCAGATTACAGAACTCAATCAGCTCGTGGCGGATTGGGCGGTTCCCAAGATTCTGGCGGAGTGCTCCATGCATCGGCATTATCTGCGGGACATTACGACGCTGCCGATTCCTCTGGAGCACCCCGTGAAGATGACAATGTCGGGTTCCAAGAGTCAGTCGCTGGATCGGTTCTTTTAGTCGCCGCGATCGGTAGAGTATGGCAGCTGCTCCAGGAGGTGGCGCAGCAGCAGCAGGAGGTGGTGGACCACCCCTACAATCCGCGGTGCGCGCAGCACCGAAACTTATGCTGTATAAGCCGTGGTCAAACGCAGAGGAGCGGGATCAAATTCTAGGAGAGGCGCAGGCACTTCTGTCAGTTGTAACGGAGACCGCCACGAATGCGGCATCGGTCGCCGGTGGCAGAGCTTCTCGTTTCAAATAGAGGATAATGAGCACCAAGAGTTCATTGTTCTCCGTGCACGCGGCAATGCAACTCTGCTAGATCGTCTTCGTTCAGCAGCCTTCCGACGGGGGTGGAATCCGCTTGTGGGTCGGCAGAATCCTACTCGGCGGGAGGTCAACACAGCGGGGACAACGACAAATGTGGCACACCCGGCCGATGTGAATGTGGCCGCTGCGGCTGCCCCTCAACTCGGTACGGTTGCTAGTGCAGCGGCAACAAGCGCGCGCAGTCAGATGCATCTCTCTATGGCAGCGCGTGCCTCCTCACGTCGTCGTGGGCACGGTCGCACCGACTTCATCTCGGCTGCAGAAGGCGCAGCTGTGGGTATTCTCCAGCGGACAACTCCTCCTAATGTAGCCGCGGCTCGGGCAGAGGTCAGGCGGATTATTCACGCAGCAAATCCGGCGCTATCCGCAGTGGATCTGCGTAGGTTTACAGATTATGTTATGAAGCGCGCTCTGCAACATGGAGGTGCCCGGCGCCGATGCGTAACTCGCCGCAGGAAGTAAATGGTGTGGCCACTCGGACTTTTTGGATTACTACTTGTCATTGTAGCAATCCAAGCTGTTACTGCGCGCGAGACATTCGCCGCCACGTCACCTGGTACACTAACACAGCTCGTGACATCCCGGCCCGTGTATTATCTAGCTGTCCAATAGAGATATGGCTTCTGCCCGCCCTACTGTTGATGTCCAGGCTGCCCTGAAGCGGGCTACAGAGAGCATGTTGCTGCTCAATGGGGCAGTTGGTAACCCTCCCCCTGCTGGCGTATCCATTACGAGCACGCCTGCGGGGCCGGCTGTTGTAGCGGCGCCTGGTGGTGGGCAGCCCATTCTAATTGTGAAAGAAGTGATTGGAACTGGCGGTACATATAATACCCTCTTCAGCCCTTTCACTCAATTTGATATTGGAGGCCAGACATTTTCTGCACCCATGTCGTATTTTGCAAAGATAGCATCTCCACCTACGGTGCTATCCACTTGGCAGAAAGATGTACGCAATGAAGTGCGTAAACATTTTGAAGGCCTTGTAACTATTGTGCGTGATGAACAGAAACGTCTGAAGGCTGCGGTAGCTGCTTCCCCCAGTGAGACAGAGATGAAAGATGCATACACCGAGTTTCTAAGTGATTTACTTGTAGATCTGGCTAAACCGTCTGTTATTACAAGTATTACAGATGCAGCGCTTCAGTATTTTGGTATGTCAGGTTCAAGCAAGACGAAAGTAACCTTACAGGATGCATATAATGTGGCATTTCAGGACTCTCTAAAGGCGGCTCTTGAGGCAACGACTACTATCTATGATCATCAGTGTAACGTGAGTTCTGCTCCTGCTGCTGGTTCTGCCGCGACCGCGGGTGGCAAGGCTCCTGCTGCTACTGGTTCTGCTCCTGCTGCCGCGACCGCGGGTGGCAAGGCTCCTGCTGCTACTGGTTCTGCTCCTGCTGCCGCGACCGCGGGTGGCAAGGCTCCTGCTGCTACTGGTTCTGCTCCTGCTGCCGCGACCGCTGGTGGCAAACCTCCTGCAGGTGCGGGAGCCCTCCCCAAACCTCCTGCTGCTACCGTGGGTATGGCGCCTGGCGGATTCAAAGCGGCACAGGCAGCACTTGGAGGCCTTGCATTAAGACCACCTTCTGCAGCTATACTAGCTGATGCAGCGACTGCTGCAGCTACAGCAGCCTCAGAAGCTGAAAGAAGAGCAAAAGCGGGTAACCTTGGAGCTATTGCTGTTCTAAAGAAATCAGCAGATAGTGGTGTTCCCCGTGCAAAGGCAGCAATGCGTACATTACTAGCAGGCGGGGCAGGTGTTCCTGATGCCGTACGGGATGAGGCAGTTCGCCTTGCCGCTGACCAGACATATGTTGGTGGTGCGCGTACTCGTCGCCGCAACCGCAAAAACCAAAAGTCACGTAAAAGTAGAAAATGAGCGACATCGTCCACATGCGCCTTTCCAACTTCGTAAAGGGTCGTGTTCAGAAGTATGAGAAGATAGAGAAGGGCCTGATGTATGACCCCAACAGCCCTTCCGCCGCGCGCCGCGCCGAGACTATGGCCAAGCGTGCGCGTAACCTCGGTGTAGACTATATTGTGGAGGACCATGGCTCGCACCGCAAAATAGTGTTTCGCGGCCCCCGCCGCCTTGTTCGTCGTGTCCTAGATCCTACCTACACATCCACTCGTCGCAGCAGTTCGCACAAGCGTAACAGCACACGTCGCAACCGCTCGTCTCGGCGCAGCTAACCCCTCACGCCTTCTTAGCCCGCACAACCTTCTTCTTCGGCGCGGCAGCCGCTGACTCCGCAGCTGCTGCAGCTCGCCCCGCCTCGCGCTCCGCCTGGAAACGCTCATAGCTCTCGCTGAACACAGCCAGATCTGCGAGCCACAGGTCCTCCGGCGTCTTACCAGCCAGGGCCGTGCGCGCAGCGCGCACAGCAGCGAGCTCCTCCTCCAGCTCCATCACCGCCTTTGCCTTGAGCCGGTCCACACGCATCCGCAGCAGATACTCGTAGCCGCGGAGGTCATCTGCGTCACCAGAGAGCGCCGGCAGCCCCAGCCCCTTGAGACCCGCGAGCAGTGCGGTATCCTCTGCGTTCGCAATCACGAGCTTGCCCTCCACAACTGCCCGCACGAAACGCGCCCGCGCATCCAGCTCCACGATCTCACTGTCCAGGCGCGCGAGCTCATTCGCCTTGCGCGACACGTAACCGCCGATGCGCCGCATGTAGAACGTCTCCAGGATCTCACCCGCCGATCCGAACTTACGGATGCGCCCATCGCAGTCAAACGCCGTCATGTTCGCCAGAGAGACAGTGCCGGTCAGCTTGAACTTCTTCTCAAACTCGGCAGGGAACGTCTTGGCCTCGTAGTAGTACTCAGGATCCAGCGTCAGTGTGAAGTCCACCTCTACGTCACTGGATGCGGCCACGTAGGACTTGAGCAGACGCGCAGAAGAGCCACCGTCGCCCGTCTTACCCGCAGTGGCCTCACCCGATGCGAGCTCATCCAGGAATGCCTTGTAGTCCTGCGTCCACGTGCCCACCGGCAGCTCCGTGATCCGCACACGGTGGTTCTCATCGTCCACAAAGGTGTAGATGCCCCGCGTCGTTACACGGCGCCCATCTGCAGAGGCTGATACCATGCCGCGGAAGCCATCCCACCAGGGAAGCAGCTCCTCGGTGCTGAGATCCGCGATCGCACCCGTCAGACGCCGGCGGAGGGCACCAACGATCTCGCGCGGCGAGTGCGGCGGCACCTCTGTAGAGTAGCCCGTGCCAATCCCGATCGCGCCGTTTACGAGGAGCAGCGGCAGCACCGGCATGTAGTACTCCGGCTCCACACGCTGGCCGTCATCCTCCACCCAGGTCAGCGCAGGATCATCCGCCTTGGAGAGGATTGTGGCCTGCACCGGCTCCAGCGCCGTGAAGATGTACCTCGGGGCGGCCGAGTCCTCGCCGCCCTGGAGTCGCGTACCGAACTGACCGTTGGGCGCCAGGAGGTTGATGTTGTTGGAACCGACGAAGTTCTGTGCCATGCCGACGATAGCGCCCATCAGAGAGATCTCGCCGTGGTGGTATGCAGCGTTCTCCGAGACGTAACCCGCCAGCTGCGCGACCTTGATCTCCGAGACCAAGTTGCGCTTCCGTGCGGCCCACAAGATCTTCCGCTGGCTGGGCTTGAGGCCGTCC